CGGACGTGGACACCGGATCAGTTCCGGGCCGCCTACGGAGCGGCCATCGAACTCAAGATCGCACCGCTATGAGGCGAGGGACCGACGCGGCGTGCACGTCAGACAGGAAGCACGGCCTCCACGGCGGTGCTTCCCTCGAGCCGCTCGACCGCGGTCTTCAGGGCGTGCCCGTCGGGACGGTTCCACCAATCCCCGTGACGGACGATCGTGGCACCGGCCAGGCCGCGCAGGACATGCGGACCGGACGCGTACAGGAGAGTGCGGTCGCGGGGGCTTCGGCCCTGTGCGCGGCACCAGGCGTGGAAGTCCTGGAGGGTTCGCGCCAGGACGAGGGTGCGGGCGGAGATCCTCGGCGGCATATCCCGAGCGTAGGCACGTTCGAGAAGAGTGTTCCCCCTGCCCCGATTCGGGTGGGGGGAACACCCGGCTTAAAAGTCCCTAGCCTTTGGATCAGAGATTTGCGCCCCCTCATTTCTTCGATGTAAAGGACGGCACCCGATGGCCACACCGATGACCGCGGACCAGCGGCTCGCCGCGTACAAGGCCGAGGGCCTCACCGTCCACGAATATCCGGGCTGGCGCACCCACAACCGCGACACCGCCACCGGCAAGACCTTCGGCCCGGTCGTCGGAGTCCTCATCCACCACACAGCCGGCCACAACGACAAGGACATCTGCTACAAGGGCAGATCCGACCTGCCGGGCCCGCTGTGCCACAACTGGCTGGGCCAGACCGCCGGCCTGTGGATGATCGGCCAGGGCCGCGCCAACCACGCCGGCCTCGTCGACGGAGACGTCGTCCGCGCGCTGATGGCGGAGAAGAGCCCGCTGCCCACGGACGACCGCGCAGACACCGACGGCAACGACGTCCTGTACGGCCTGGAGATAGAGAACCTCGGCAACGGCAAAGACCCCTACCCGGCCGCCCAGTACCGGCAGGCCGTGCTGTGGGCGGCCGCGCACTGCCGCCACCACGGCTGGACCGAGAAGTCCGTCGCCGGGCACAAGGAAGTCCAGCCCGGAAAGATCGACCCGTCGTTCGACATGGACGACTTCCGCGCGGACGTGAAGAAGCAGCTCGCCATCAAGCCCGGCGGGACCACGGCCGTCCCGAAGCCCACCCCGAGCACACCGCGCGTGGACCTGTCCCGCCTCACCGCCGCCGCGAAGACCGACCCCGGGGCCAGGCAGGGCCACGTCACCTACATGGCGGGCACCAACCTCACCGAGGCGGCCCTGGTCAAGCTCGGCTACCTCTCCAAGACGTACGCAGGCGACGGCTCCTTCGGTTCGACCACCGTCACCGCGTACGGAAAGTGGCAGCAGCACCTCGGCTACCGGGGCGCCGACGCCAACGGCATCCCCGGCAAGGCATCCCTGACCGAACTCGGCAAGAAGACCGGCCTGTTCACGGTGACCCCGTGATCGTCAACAACACAGGGCGCACCGTACGCATCTACGCCGAAACCCGGCCGGACGGCGTCGACGACATCGACTTCGGCCTCCTGCACACCTTCGACCCCGACCCGCCCGCCGTGCAGCTCACCCCGATGCCGCTGGTCACCCTCTACGAGGACGACATCCCCGTGGAACTCGTCGAGTTCGGGCACGCCCAGCAGCTGCCCGCCCCACGGGACGGCACCAAGCGCATCGTGCCCCTCGAGGTCGCTCTCGCCCAGCCGCGCCGCGATGACCTCCTGGTCACCTACCGGCCCGTCACCACAGCCGACGGCACCGTCATCGGCTTCCGCGAACTCGCCCAACCCGTCTGAAGGAGAAACACGTGAAACCGATCCTCCTGCTCGGCCGCGAACCGGCAGCCCTGCTGGCCCTGTTCGCCGTCGCGGTGAAGATGTTCTCCGCGTTCGTCATCGACGTGGACGTGGACACGCAGGCCTGGGTGAACGCGGCCGCGGCCGCCGCCATGGGCGTCATCATCGCCGTCATCACCAAGGACGGTGTCGTCGCCGCGGTCCTCGGCCTGACGCAGGCCGTCATCGCCCTGGCGGTCGGTCTGGGCCTGGACTGGGACGTCAATACGCAGGCCGTGGTGCTGTCGTTCGTGTCTCTCGCGCTCGGCGCCTACGACCGTACGCAGGTGACCGCGCCGGTGCCGGCGCAGCCCGCCACGGTTCGGGCTGTCTGACCGGAGCCTCACCATGACCGACGAGCCGACCCCCGGAGAAATGGTCCGGCGCCTCGAAGATCGGCTCGCCGACGTCCGCGACGACATCCAACAGCTCGGTCGGCGCCTCGACGAAAAGGTCGACCAACGCATCTACGACCTTCGCCATGAGGCGCTGACCGGGCGGGTGTCCACGCTGGAAACCCTGCGAGAGAAGGACGCCGAAAAGCTTGTAGCCACCCGACGGTGGCTGATCGGAGCCGTTGTCGTGCCCCTGGTCGGGATCCTCCTACCTGTCATCCTCCTGCTCGGCCGGGGGACGTGATGGGCAGGGCACAGATACGCGCCCAGGAACGCCGGTGGCGCCGCGGCGACGGAATCGCACTGATCGCAGCCCTCGCACTGGGGTGCGCGGTCGCGTGGATCCTGCTGTCCGTACAGGGACTCCAGCACGACCTGCGCACCTCCAACGACGCCCGGGACGCACTGGCTCAGCAGGTGGAATCGCTGGGGCATACGCCGGTAGGCGGTCCGCCCGGATCGCGGGGAGAGCCGGGCCAGACGGTCATCGGTGCCCGCGGGCCGTCGGGTCCTCCCGGGCCTTCCGGACCGTCAGGGAAGCCGGCGCCCACCCTCACCCCAAGTCCGGGTCCGCCCGGGCCGTCTGGCGCACCGGGCGCTTCCGGGCAGCCGGGCGCCGACTCCACCATCCCCGGCCCGACCGGGCCCGCTGGCGCGAACGGAGCCGATGGCGCGAACGGCCAGGACGGCAAGGACGGAACCGACGGTAAAAACGGGGCCCCGCCATCGGAGTGGACGTACACCGACCAGGACGGCGCCGAGTACCAGTGCGTGCCGGTCGACGACTTCGACCCCAACAACCCCCGCTACCAGTGCACCCGCACGTCCGGGCCGACGTCCAGCTCAGACCCGTCACCCACCCCCACACCGGGCGACCAGCCCTCCCCGAGCGACACCCAGTCGACGGGACTGCTGCCGATCAACCTGCTCAGCCGACGCACCTCGTCAGGAAGGCCCGCGCGGCAGACCTGACGACCCACATAGGAGATCGAAATGGCGAACTTCACCTTCAACGTCGCCCTCGGCCGGGCGGCCGCGCTCGCTGCGCTGCCTGCCGCGAGCGATGCCCTCATCCTGATCCCGCTGGAGTCCAGCGGCCTGGAGACCGACGCTGTCCTCAAGGACAAGGACACCTTCGCCGACGTCGTGTCGGGCACCACCAACGAGCAGACCACCGTCGGCCGGAAGACCCTCACCGGCATCACGGTGACGGTCAACGACACTCTCGACCGTGTGGAAATCGACGCCGCCGACGTGTCATGGACGTCGCCGACCGGCAACGCCGTGGGCGCGCTGGTGGTCTGCTACGACCCGGACAACACCACTGGCACCGACGCCGACTTGATCCCCGTCACCAAGGCTGACGCGACCTGGTCGCCGGACGGCACCACCTTCACCTTGAACATTGCCGATTTCTTCCGAGCCAGCTAGGCCGCGTAACGGCGGGTAGTCCTGGCGGGAGGATGCCGTGACGACGATCACCGACGACTTCAACAGGGTGGATTCCACCAGCCTCGGCGCAACCTGGGTGGAAGTGAGCGGCGACTGGTCGATCATCTCCAACCAGCTCAGCAGCGGGTCTGCGGGCGGCACGATCATTCTGCGCGCCGCCACAGCGATGGCAACATCCGATCACTCGGCGCAGGTGAAAATCTCCGCCACCGCGGCCGTCTCCCATGGCGTGTGGGCCAGGGGCAACACCAACATCACGTCCGGCTATTTGTGGAGGAATGACGGCTCCTCCTGGAATCTGTTCAGCGTCGTGGGAGGTTCATTTACCTCCATCGGCTCCTTCGCAGGGGCAGCCGTCGCAGGCGACGTGGCGAAGATCCAGGCCGTCGGCTCGACGATCAAGGGCTTCGTCAACGGAATCGAGAGGGTGTCGGTGGTCAACACCGCCGTCACGACAGGAACGTCCGTCGGCCTCCGAGCCGAATCCGTCAGCTCGCTCCGCTTCGACGACTTCGCCGCGGCAGACGTCACCACCGGCACGACTCTCACCCTCACACCTGCGACCGAAGCGGAGACGGCGCAGCCACTCACGGGCGCCAAGACGGCCACGATCGGCACCGCCGGCGCCACCGACACAGCGCAACCCCTCACGGGATCGAAAACCGGGGCCCTGCCCGTCGCTTCCGAAACGGAGTCAGTCCAGGCGCTCACCGGCAGCAAGGCCAGCGCTCTCAGCCCTGCCAGCAGCACGGAGACGGCGCAGCCGCTGACCGGCGCGAAGACGAGTGCTCTCGGACCGTCCGCTGCCGCCGAATCGGCACAGCCCCTGACTGGCACGAAGGCCGCTCCCCTGGCCCCCGCTACCGAGGCGGAGGATGCGCAGCCCCTGCCCGGCAGCAAGACCGCCACTCTCGGCACGGCCACGGACACGTCCACCGCTCAGCCACTTACCGGCACCAAGACCGCGGGGCTCACCTCGGCCGCCGAAGCTGACACGGCGGAGAGTCTCGCCGGATCCAAGACCGCCCCCCTCACGCCAGCCGACACGCACGACAGTGTGCAGCCCCTCGCCGGGGAGAAGGCGGCCACGCTCGGCGTCGCGGCCGCCGTGGAGGAAGCGCAGCCGCTCACCGGGGGCGCCCCGGGAGTACTCGGTACGGCAAACGCCCTCGAGGAGGCACTGCCTCTCACCGGCAGCAAGACAGCCGCCCTCGCGCCGGCCACCGAGCAGGACACCACCCAGACCCTCACCGGCACGAAGGCGGGCACGCTCACTGCTGCCGGAGCCGTCGAAACGGCGCAACCGCTCGCCGGCGCCAAGACCGCAACCCTGACGCCCGCGCTGGAGACTGACGCGGCCCATCCGCTCACCACGCCCTCCACCAGCCTGCCCAGCCTGAAACGCACGTACAGGATTCCCGTCCAGCCTCGGCGGCTCGTCGTGCCCGCCCGGCAACGGCACTACAGCATCCCGGTCGAGCCTCGCACCCACACCATTCGGAGGTAGGCCGATGGCCGCCAGCTATACCAAGGTCCCTGTGGCCCGCCTGGACTACACCTGGGAATGGGGGCCATGGCTCGCTGACGTCTCCGACACCATCGACTCTGTGACGGTCACGGTGCCTGAGGGGTTGACGGCTGTCGGGGCGCCCGTCGTCGATGGCGGCGATGTCACGCAGCGGGTGGAGGGCGGGGTTCTGGACGACGTCTACAAGATGGTCTGTCGGATCCAGACTGTTGGGGGGCTGATCGACGAAGAGCCGATCTATCTCGTGATCAGGGACAAGTGAGGGCTTGGACCCGGGCGTACGTACGATGGCGGGCATGCTGACCGACAGGCCGAAGCCTCCTTCCCCGACGTGTCCGCCCGCGCAGGTCGGCCCGTGTACCGGGTGCGGGCATCCCACGCACCGGTACGGGTCCGGGGGCTGCCCACTGTGCGTCGTGTGCCTGGCCGCCGTGGAGGCCGGGCGCGGCAAGTAGGGGACGCGCCGAAGCCCCGCGCATGGCGGGGCTTCGGTTTCCTGCGGGCGGGGCGGCAGGGTCCGCGTTCAGGCCGTATTGCGGCAGCCTCGCCGGTGGCGCCCCGTAGGGTCGGACCGGCATCCCATCCCTGGACGCCCCTGCTATTTATGTGGGAGTCCTGCGGCGCGAACGCCTACACAGAGTCTAGCGGGCGCGATCAGTCTGCGCTCCGGTCTCAAGTTCCCCGATGCGGGCGGTCGCCGACATCGCTTCTTGGTGCCAGTAATCCCGATGTTCGATCACCTGAGCCAACTCCGCTCGGAGGCGCTCGATCTCTATCTCGGCTTCAAGGGCGCGGTCGCGCCACCGGTTGCCGAACTCCTCGACTGATTCGATCACTGCCGCTTCTCGCTTTCTCCAGCCTCGGTTGCCAGGCCGTCGAGGTACTGGGCGCCTCTCTCTACGGCGAAGTCGCCGCTCCTCTCGCAATAGCAGATACCGGGGTCGGGGTAACTCTGCGAGGCGCACCCCGGCTCGTGATCGTCGTCGTGCTGCTCCTGGTCAATGAGTGCCTGAATGCGGGCCTCGTAGGCGCGATCCTGGTTGGCCGTCATGCGTGGTGGTCCTTTCGGTGCTGTGGTGAGATCTCGCTCGGTGGCTGGGGTGGCGTCCGGCTGGCGCGGGGCGAGGTCGCCGCTCATCGCTCTCATCGCTCGTCCTCCGTCTCGTGCTGGCCGGGGCACTGGAAGAGGACTTCCAGGCGCATGAACGTGTGCGAGGGGTGCCGCTTCGTGTAGCCGCAGCTCCGCTGTTCTCCCTCCTGCCGGACAGAGACGGCCTCGTCGTGCTGGACCCAAAGCGCCTCGGTCGCAAGGTCGTCCAGGTACTCGGCGGCCCGCTCCACGTCAGCGTCACCGCCCATGGAGTGGATCTGCTGCGCGCACCAGCGGATGATGGCGGCCCGGTCCGTCACGGGGGAGGAGTCGACCTGCGCCCGGGTGGACAGGCCGTGCAGGTGGTCCGCCGCATCCTGGGCCGTCTCGCTGTCGTCCACGGATCGCACTCGGTCGGCGCACCAGAGAATGACCGCCGCGTGGTCGGTGCACTCGCGGGCCAGAGTTGCGGCGGCTTCCTGTTCCGAGGGGTGCGGCTTCATCGTCATGGTCGCCTCCTACTTCGATACGGTACGGGCGGCGCCCCGGCTGCTTTCCTCAGCCGGGGCGTCACAGTATCGAGTGGTCACTTGCTCGCGAGGGCCAGGAAGGCGAGCGGGTTGAGGGTGTCGCCGTTCTCGTCGCCCGCCAGCCACTCGTCGAACAGGTCGTCACCGAGGCGGGTGTGGAGCTCGTCCATCATCCAGCCGCGCACGATGGCGAGTTCCTGAGTCACGGGCTTGTTCTCGGTGCCCATCCAGGCGAGGCAGAGAGCCTCGTCGCTGAGCTTGGCCGCCATCTCCGCAACCTTGGTCGTGCCCTGCTCGCGAGTCGTGACGCTCATCGTGGTCTCCCTGCTCTTTGGTGGCTTGCCACCACTATGGCAGACGGCTTGACCGGTGGCAAGCCACCCCGCATGATTGGCCCATGGCCACCGACGAAGAACGACGCAAGCAGCACCGCCACCGCCACAAGCAGCGCGTCGTGCGTGGCATCCCCGACGAACTGGTGGCCGACTTCGACGCGGCCACCCACGCCGTCGGAAGCGACCGCAGCAACATCACCCGCCAACTCTGGGAGTGGTTCGCGGGACGGCCCGGCGCGGAACTGCCCACGCGCCCCGAACCCGCGTCGATGCGGCAGGATGGAGCGCTATGACCGTGACGTGGACGGGGCTGGGTGAGCGCCCCATCGGAACCATCAAATGCGACCGCTGCGGCACCACTTGGAGCGACGGCAAGGCGGAGACCGATGGGGAGGGACTGATCCACCGTCGGGCGCATGAGAAGGCTGGGTGGAAGTCCTACCGGCCGAACGAGTACCGGCAGGAAGACCGGTGCCCGGACTGCAAGGTCGCCACGATCCCAGGCACGTACTGATGCCCGAGCAGAACCAGCCGACCGTGTGCAGCGGATGCCGTCAGGAATTGTGCCCCGTATGCGGGGCTTGCCCCTGCCTTCCGGAGGCGGACTGGTTGTGTCGTCGCGCGGAGCACTGGCGACCGGAGAATCGCTCCTGACGAAGAATCTGACGGTCTGTGAGGCGCGACAAGATCACCGGTCGTGCAGCGGGGGAACGGTTGACGGCAGCGAGGCCAGACTGTCGGCATGGACTCTATGCAGGATGCCGAGTTGATCCTCGTCGCCCACCAGCGTCGCGACATCAGCAGCTGCCTGTGCGGCTGGGCCGAACTGGGCAAGTCCCACGCTAGGCACCAAGTCGCCATGCTCCGTGAGGCCGGGCTGCTGCGCGACGAGCCGGAGGCGGCATGGGGGCAACGTGCCACATAGCTCCGGTTAATGTTCCTTCTGAAGAGGGATCATTCTGAGGCAGGAGAGACGCACGTGGACCCGATGAAGCGCATGTTCGTTGTCGGCCTGACAGTTCCCGCTGCCGTGACCGGCATCGTGGTACTGGCCGTGTGGCCCAACTCGCTCATGCAGTGGCTGATCGTGGCTGCGACTCCCTTCGTGACATCGTCTGCTGTTGCCATGGCGTACGCCTACCGGTCTCGGTGAAGCAGGCCATGAACGAGCACGACGAGGTAGTGGACGCGGAGCTGGTCGACAACCTGCCCGCAATCCCCGAAGACCGCGCGCCCGCCGTCCCCCTGACGGAAGAGGACCCGGACGCCTGGCTGTCCCCCGAAGCACAGGAAGACGTCCAGGCAGGCATCCCAGAACAGACCACCAAGGCCTACCAGGGCGACATGGACCGCTTCGCCGAATGGTGCGCCACGGTCCGCCGTCGGCCCCTGCCCGCCGCCCCCCAGACCGTGACCGAATACCTCTCCTACCTGAAGCGCACCCCGCGGCCGCGCACCGGCCGCCCGTACGGGCCCAAGACGATGGACCGCATCATCGCCTCCATCCGCTCCTCCCACCGCGCCGCCGGATACCAGCCCCCCGACACCATGGGCGCCCGCAAAGTCGTCGCCGGCTACCGCGAGCAGCTCGCCCTCGCCAAAGACCCCGCCTCCCAACCCCGCAAGGCCAGCCCCGCCGACCGCACCGTCCTCCGCGCCGCGCTCGCCGAACTGGACCGCACCACCCTGGCCGGGAAGCGGGACGCCGCCCTCATGCTCCTCGGGCACGCCCTCGCCTCCCGCGGCAGCGAACTCGTCCCCCTTGACTGGCCGGGCAGCTTCACCGAGCTCCCCGGCGGCGGCTTCCAGGTGCGGGTGTACCGCAAGAAGCGCAAGCTCTGGCAGACCCCCGACGTCCCCCTGGACCCCGACCCCGAACTCTGCGCCGTCCGCGCCGTCCGTGCCCTGGTTGCCGCCCTCGCCGAGAACGATCACCACACCGGGGCCCTCTTCCTCCGCATGGACCGCTGGGGTTACCTCGCACCCCCCATGCACCGCAAGGGGAAGCCCATCGGCGACCCCGACGGCCGCATGACCATCGAAGCCGCCTCCGACATCGTCCAGCGCTCCATCGAACGCACCGGCCTCCCCGGACGGTGGCGCTCCCACTCCTCCCGCCGCGGCTTCGTCAAGTCCGCCCGGGCCGCGGGCGTCGACATCGTGCAGATCGGTCGGCACGGCGGCTGGGACGACAAGTCGAAGGCCCTCATCGGCTACGTCGACGAGGAGGATGCCGCGGGCGAGAACAACCCCCTGGCGCAGATCGGGCGCAAGGCCACCGAAGAGCCTGAAGGGACCGACCTGTGACCATCAGCCACGAACGCGGCGCCCACGCCGTCCTGGATCGCATCCTCACACTGGAACCCACGGCGGCCGCGCTCGTCCGCACACGCAACCGCCTCGCCAGCGGCACCCACTTCACGCCCGGGTTCGTAGCTGCGGTCGGGCAGATACACCGCCTGAAGCCCGGGCGCTGGCCCGTGCACCAGGTCGCCGCCTTCCTCGACATCCATGCTGAAGTCGGAGCGGGCCGGTACGCCATGGTGCAGATTGAAGTCGGCGCGGTGCCGCGCCCGGACGCCGCACGGGCCGCCAACGCCGCAGCCCTGGCTGACCTACCAGACCCCTTCACTACACAACTGGATAGCAACCAGAACGCAGCCGACGAGGACGGCACGGTGGCGTGGACTGAGGACATCGTCGTCACGCGCTCCACGGGCGTGCCCTACACGGCAGGGTGCGCGGCGCCGGAGTCTCTGACCATCCCCACCGTCCTGCGGGCCTTCTGCGTCCCGCTGGAGGTCGGAACCACCATGCCCAGCCGCACTCTGCTGCACCTGGAAGAGGACGGCGGAGTGGCCCGATGGGCGTACGACAGCACGGACCTCTACATCCTGCTGAACCTGCGACACCCGTTGGTGGCCTGACGTAGCCGAGGCCGCCTGGACAACAGCCCCGGCTACCGCATTGCCGCCCGCATCGCCGAACGCCTGCCCAGCAACGACGACTAGCCGGCTTGAGTCGTGTTCCAGGTGCCGGTGTGGGCAAGGGCGTCGGCGGTCACCGGTGGTTCGCGGCCGGCGAGGACGGATGTGGCGGCAATGGACTGGACGATCTTGTTGGGGTAGTCGGAGGTCAGGCCCTGTCCGCCTTCGCCGATGATGAGGGCGTGGACGCCATCGGCGGGCTTGCGACGCTTCGGCAGATACGCGCGCACCGCCGCGGAGGCCAACAGGCCCAGCACGTACGGCTTGCCGACGTTCTCGTGGTCGTCGGGGGCGCGTACCTCGTAGTAGGGGATGCCGGTGCCTGAGGTCATCTCGTACAGGTGGCGGATGTCCAGGAGGACGATGCGGCCCGGGCGGATCCCCTCGAGGAGGAGGTGGGCGATGAGGCGGTCGCGGTGGTGGTTGCGGGAGTTGTCCGGCCCCCAGGATCCGATCGCGGTCAGGAACGCGTCCCGCTCCTCGGGCAGGAGGCGTTGGGGGGCTTGTCCGTCGCGGTCGAGGCCGGAGCGCAGTTCGGTCAGGTCGGGGGGGATGCGGATGCAGCCTTGGTCGCGGGCGGCTTCGTAGTAGCCGGTGAGGGAGCTGATGCGGCGGTCGTGTGACTTGGCGACGGCCGGGTGGTGCTCGGCGATCCAGGCGAGGTCAGCGGGGTCGTTGAAGGGCCGGCTGCCCAGGACCTCTTTGAGGTAGCGGTCGTAGGCCCAGCGGGCGACGTGCTCGATACCGAAGGCGTAGGGGTCGACTCGGTTGCCGGCGCACCAGTCGAGCCAGGAGGTGACGTCGCGGCGGTAGGCGAGCTGGGTGGAGGGCCGCAGGACGCTGGTGGCGATCCAGTCCTCGAGGAGCAGGCGGGGGTCCATGGGCGTTAAGTATCCCGGTCCCACACGATGGATCAAGTTTCTGCGTAACCTCAGGGACCTCCACCCACTAGGGGAGGTCGCGTGCGCCGTGCCGTGCACCGTCCCGAGTCGGGCACCATGGCGGGCTGGTGGTGGGGGCTCCCTGAGGTTTCACGGAAAGATCAGGAAGGTGGATGGAACGGGTGCCATGCGGGGCCTTCTTCAGCCTGTGCGCTCACGCTATGCCGAGAACGCGGGTTTGTCTGAGGTGCCTTCCCCCGTGCCGCCGTCCGGTCAAGGCTGGCCGGTGCCGGGGGCGAGGAACAGGTCACCGGCCGCGCTGCGGCAGAACGCCTCCCGGTGGTCCGCCTCCCGCACACACGGCGGGTACACGGCCCCGGACAGCGCCTCCGTACGACCGCACAGACGCTGCTCAGACGGTTCCTGCACCACGATGCTCCTCCTCGCGTTCCCTGCACCGGACGCTATGCCCGATCACACACCCCCGCTTGGGTCCCTTCCCCCTGCCAGGTCAGCGGTGAGCGAGCAGGTACGGATAGCGCGAGTTCACACCGCGCCGATCCACCTGCGTCCACCCCGCCTCCGCCAAGGTCCGCGCATAGGCGTTCACCATCCGATGCCGCGCCTGCGCCAGCTCGTCGTCACTGGGCCGCTCAGGGTCGGTGAGGTCGGGCTGCGGAGTGGTGTGCGTGACGCGTGCCGTACCGCCGAGGCCCGCGGTGACCGAGAAGCCGGCGACGATCGGGCTGCCGTAGTCGTTGCGGATCACCGGACGCTGATGCGGGGTCAGGGCACGCACCGCCGCTTCAACGATGCTGCTGGTCGTCATCTCTTGGGGTCCTCCTGAGCTGGGATTCTGAACGGGTCTTGATCGGTGAAGAGGTCCGGGCTTAGACTGGCGTCCTTCTATTCGGGCATGTGCCCGGGGGGATCGGCCGTCAACTCCTGTTCGGAGTGGCGGCTTTCGTCGTTCCTGGGGTCAGGCGGCGAGGGCGAGGCGGGCGGCGGCGTCCTTGTAGGCCGCCTTGCGGGGACGGTAGACCACGGCGGCGCGGGCGACTTCCAGGGCGGTGTAGCGGCGGCTGTCGCGCATGCGGCCGGCGGCGTGGGTGCGGGCAGGGGTTCCGGTGATGCCGAGCTTGGTGGCGGCTTTACGGAGGCTGCTGGCGACGGTGCGGGCTTCCTTGGGGGTGAGGCCGGCGGCGATGCAGTGGGTGGTGAGGGAGCCGTTGCCGCGGCGGTTGATGCGGGAGGCGGCGCGCTGGGTGCGGGTGCGGGTGCGGAGCGTGTGGCGGGCCTCGCGGCTGCTGGCGTTCATCGTGGTGTCCCCCTTGTTGCCCTGCGGTGATAGGTCAAACGTAGTCCATACGACATGGACAAGCAAGGGGTTTGTGCGTACAGTCGTCACCAGGGCCGCAACCGCAGCCCATACGCCATGGCACCTACACGAGATATGGAGGATGATGCCGTGCAAGATGCCCCCACGCGCCTGCCGGACCATTCCGATCGGCGCGCACTGCCGAGAGGACCCCACGTGGCCCGCAAGTCCGAGGTTGACCGCTACCGCCAGCACCTGACGATGGGAGCGGAGGCGTTGCAGGCGACTCTTCCGGAGGTTGCCGCCACGCTGGAGGCTTTGGCCAGGCCGTTCGGGCATCGGATGCTGACCGTGGACCGGGAGGCTTCCCGGGTGCCGGCCAACTTCACGAACGTGTCGATCTCGGTTCCCGTGCATCTGCGTACGGCGATCCAGGATGCTGCCGTGCGTCGGGCGGAGCCGGATGAGAAGAAGCGCGCGGCGGTGAAGGTGCAGCCGCTGCTTGCGGAGGCTGCGTCGGTACGGCTTCGGCAGCTGCTGGACGGCGAGGTGGAAGCGGAGGAGATTCCGCGGGATCCGCGCGGTTCGGCGGTGGAGAAGGTCAACCTGAACGTGCCGGTGGACTCCGCGGTCCTGGCCGAGGTGCGGGAGAAGCTGCCGGAGTTGGGTGAGCGTCTGGGGTTCCGGGCGAATGCCACGGTGGCGAAGCTCGCCCTTCGGCTGTTGCTGGACGAGTACGGGCTGGACTACGAGCCGGTCCCGAACGAGTTCGAGGGCAGGACCCTGCTGAACCTGCTGGTTCCCCCGCGGCTGGCTGACGCGATCCGTAAGCATCCGGCGGTGGTGGACACGGGCCTGCGGGAGATCGTGGCGGAGGGCTTCGAGAAGGTCCTGGCCGGGGCGTGGACGCCGTATGTGATCCCGAAGGCGCCGCAGGGCTCGGAGTATGAGCGGGCCACGCTGAGCGTGTACGTGGACAGTGATCTGGTGGCCCGGGTGCGGGAGAAGGCTCTCGCGTTGAAGCGGGAGCTGAAGTACCGGGTGACGGCGCAGACCATCGCGATCGACTACCTGATCAGCGAGCTGAGTCTGGAAGAGCTGGCGGATGCCGAGTACGGCGCTGCTGGTGGAAGTTCTACTGACGATTGACCGGGGCGGGATGCCGGCCCCGGTTTGGGGCCGCCCCGCAGCCCGTGTGACCACCTAGGAGATACCCCTCATGGCGAATTCGCCTGAGGCCCCCGCTGGCAGCATGGCGGAGGGCCCGACCTCGCACACCCAAAACCAGGGCATCGGCCGCCGTATCGGCGCTCTCTCCGACCTTCAGATCGCCCAGCTGCTGCGCCCCGTGGACCCGGACCGCGTCGGTTCGGACGGCAAGGGCTTCGCGCATATGGAGGCCTGGGACATCCGTCGTTACCTGATCCGTATCTTCGGGTTCGGCGGGCACGACACGGACTTGCTGGAGTCCTCGCTGATCGCTGAGACCAGCATTCCGAACCACCAGAAGATCGGGAAGAACGGGCAGCCGTACGGGAATCCGTATGAGGCGTGGACCGTCATCTACCGGGTCGCCGTCCGTCTGTCGGTCAAGGTCGACGGCGTTGAGCTGGGGCACTGGCACGGCATCGCCACTGGGGATGCCACGAACCAGCCGTCCCGGGCGGACGCGCACGACCTGGCGCTGAAGACGGCCGACTCGCAGGCCTTGAAGCGGGCGGCGACGAACCTGGGTGACCAGTTCGGTCTGTCGCTGTACAACAAGGGCCGTCTGGCTCCGGTGGTTCAGGCGGCGTTGCCGTACTGGAAGGCGCCGAAGGAGGCGGAGTTCAAGGACGAGAAGGTGGAGGCGGAGCCGGATGTGGCTGCTGCCCGCCAGGAGGCCGCTGAGGCGGCGCCCGCGGGCCAGGAGCCGGAGGCGCAGACCCAGGCCGCCCCTGCTGCTCCGAAGCCTCCGAGTGAGTACCTGGCCAAGCTATTGCGGCAGGTGTCCGACTGCTGGAAGAGCAACAACGTCCTGATCTTCAACCAGATCAGGGAGGACGGCGACAGGCACGGCGCCCTGGACGAGGAGTTCACGGACAAGCGCGGCGCGGTGACGACGTTGCGGAAGATCCTGGACGACCGTATCGCCGAGATCCAGCAGCAGGCCGCTCAGGGCGACGCCACGGAAGGGCAGGCCGCCTGATGGCCGGCTCGGTACAACGCAACGTCCCGGCAGAGCCGCCGGTGCGACTGCGAGAAGGCCTGGACGTGTCCTTCGAGGACGTGCCGTATCCGGTGGTGCCCGCCTTCACCAGCCGGCCCATCGTCCACCTCGCAGTGGAGTGCGAGGGCGTGTGCTGGAACTGGGGCATGAGCGTCCGTGTTCTGGTCCGTACGCGCTGTGGGAGGACCGCGATGCCGGTGGACCGGCGCTGCATGTCCTGGGTCGCTGAGTGCAAGCGTTGCTTCCCGAGCGATCCGGCCGGCGCGCAGCCGGAGTCCTGAACTACGGGCCGCCGTGCGCGGCCCGCCAAGTCCCCTCCCTGGGGCGTCGCATCACCCATCCATCATCCGGCTGTAGCCGATCGGAGCTTCGTCATGCTCGAACTCGCGTTGATCTTCATCGTCGTCCTGGTCGCCGCCGCTGTGGGCGGGGTGTGGGCGGTGCGTATGGAGCGGAAGTATCCGACGTCGTTCACGCGGCGGGTTCCGGAGGGTGAGTTGGCGTGGTGGGCGCAGTTGCCGACGGAGACGCAGGAGGAGATGGACGCTGCGGCTCTGGATGTGGGTGAGCAGGCGGATCTGGATGCCCGGGCGGATGCGGCGGAGGCTGCGGAGTTCCTTGCTCACCGGGTGCAGACGAACGCCCTGTTCCACCCCTGACCCTGTCCCGTTCGTCTGGCACACCACCGATGGGAGGTGAGCGAAGTGCCAGAACCGCCTGTTGTTGTTGCTGCGCTCGCCGCCCTGGCTGTGGGGATAGCGGGTGTGGCGGTGTATCGGCTGCACCGGTTGCGGCGCGCTCTGATCGCGGAGCGCGCCGCTTCGCGTATCGCGGGCGCCATGCAGGCCCGGGACTACGACGCGTTCCGTGCGCGCGTGAATGAGCTCCTGCTGGAGCGGGCCGTCCTGACGGAGGCCGAACGGATTCTCGATGACGAACTCGCTACGTACGACCTGGAAGGGGGGCAACAGTGAGCCCTCGTATGTCGCCGACTGACGTCGCTTACATGGCGTGGACTGAGCATCGTTTCTTCAAGTACAGGGGGTGTGCCCCGGACCCGGACGAACCGCGCCTGGCCGCGGGCAGCGTGGAGCGGGACGGGAAGACCGTGCGGGTTGCGTTGGATGCGTGGAGTGGTCCGGATGTGGATGGGGGTGAGGAGCAGCGGGTGCGGTCGGCGCGGGTGGCGGCGGCGAAGGAGGTGTGTGGGGGGTGTCCGGTGTTGGCGGAGTGTGATGCGTACGCGATGGTGGCTCCGGGGTTGGCGGATGGGATTCGTGCGGGTCGGACGGTGCGGGAGCGTGGCCGGCTGGTCGCCGCGCAGGAGGCCGAGTCGGGCGCCCGGGCGGGCTCGGGGTCGCGGAAGCGGAAGCCGGTGCCGGCGGACCGGCTGCGCACGCCGCAGAAGCTCGCGGTGCTGCGGGCCTTGGCCGCGTTCACGGACCAATACGACGTGGCCATCGAGTCGGGCCTGGACGTCAGGAAGGCGAATTGGCAGCGCTCCCACCTGACGACGGATCTCGGGTTGGAGGAGTCTGCGTCCCGCAACGACCTGCTGGCGGCCGCGGTGAAGGCCGGGCTGGTGGACGGGTCGTTGGTGGTGCCTGATGACGGCTCGGTGCCGGCGATCCCTCCGAAGACGCGGAAGCTGCTCATCGAGGTGGAGGGTCAGTTCTTGTTGTGGCCGTCGGATCCTGCGGAGGTGAAGCACGTGGAGTCGGTGCGGCGTGCGCCTGGCCGGGTTCGGGTGGCGGTGCCGGTGCGGTCTGGTCGGTCGGTGTGTTCGGAGGCGTTGCGGGCGAAGTTCCGTCGGGTCCGGGGGCAGGAGGCGTTGGAGGTTGCGGTGACGGTTCCTGCCGGGTGGGCGGACGTGGCGCTGTTCCCTCAGGCGCCGGTGTTGGGGGTGGCGGCGTGAGCACGGAGAGCGTGGAGGGCGTGGACGTGGCCCACGTGGATGCGGTCCTGGATGCCCGGAACGCGGCGGCGGCGGTGCGTCTGGCGGGGATCATCGCGGACGCTCAGTTGGATACGGCGGGCTCGCCGCGGAAGTTGCCGATGGATCTGTTCCCGGAGTTTCCGCCGGAGATGGTTCAGGCGGTGTGGGAGCGGGCGCTCGTCGTGGGGGTGCGGGCTGGCCAGTTGATGCAGTCGCCGCGGTTCTATCGGGACAAGCTGGCGCGGTTGCGGGAGGAGTTGGCGGATGCGGCGTATGCGTCGATGGCCAGGTCGTCGGATGCGGTGTTGTCGGGCCCGGCCGCGTTCCCGGAGTTGCATGCGATCGATGACGAGGAGGCGCGCGGGCACTGACGGTGCCTCACCTGTGGTGTGACCAGTAGTACGAACGACACGGATGGGAAGGACCTGGGACAGTGCGCACGTCAACGGGTAAGCTGAGCGCAGCGTCAGACATCCAGTCAGTTGCGAGGCTGGGCGGAGGACGCGGGCCAACAAAGTTGGAAGCCCCCGCTGCCACTTCAGTGGCGGTCCCGGTTTGCGAAGCCGGAACGCGAGGGCTGCCGACACCACACCGTTCTCACACGAATGAAGGCGTCGACATGACGAAGAGTACCCGGGGCGTCCCCCGATCAGACAGTCGAACCCCAGACACCGCCGTGAAGATCACACCGGCGATGCAGACGGGTCCTGTCACCACTACCCCCACAGTCGCGTGACCACCCGGGGCGCAGTGCGCGCCCTACACACCGTCCCGCCCCCGCGCACCAAGGGAAAGGGAGGCGGCGGCAGCGACGGCTACGACGCGACCGTCGAGCGCATCTACCGGGACCCCCGGATGGGCAGGCCGACCCGCGAGATCGCGCTGTTGCTGGCCTGGCTGATCTGCCGCGACCCGAACAGGTTCAGCGCGGGCGCCTGGCACCGTGCAGAAGCGATCCTCGGCACCAAGAAGTACGGCCGCCACACCCAGTCCGTGGCGAGCCTCCTCCTGGCGGACGACTTGCCCCGCTATGAAGTCGACCGGACCACACCGGAATGGCTTGACCAGACCTGCGCCGCTCCGATGATCCGGCGCTCCGGTGTCTGCGGACAGCCCGCCCGGGACAACTCCTTCACCGTGGATCTGGTCACCGGATGGCGCACGCCCCTCTGGTTCTGCCGTCGCCACGAAGACTTCGGGCGCGCTGCTGATCGCGCTTTGGAGCAAGCTCCTGAGCCCATCCCGAACCGGGGCGGTCTGCTGCCCGGGTACTTCCGGCTGAAGGGCGGGCTGGCGAGCTGGGAGCAGAACTACCGGTGGGCGGCCCACCAGGCGGACCCCTTCCGGCATGAGGCCTGGCAGCCTCCGTCGCATGGCATGGCCGCCGCCTTGTGGCCTACGCCGGGTCGGGAATCAGAGGCGGCTGAGGCCGCACCGAAACTTCAACTGGTCGTTCTTCACGGCGAGCCGGTTGATGCACAGACCTCACCCAGTAAGGGAGATCAGGTGACGTAGCGAGTGTGAGCGGGAGGTCCGTGAGCCCCTTGGCGGGGGCTTCATCCTCTACCGCTTGGCCGCTTGGTGTTGGCGCACCGTCTGCGGCCTTCGTGCAACGGCCCGAAGTTGGCGCTTCGAGCTAAGGCCCTCGAAAGGGCGTCCATCAGGTTCACCCCGAACCACTTTCACCACCGAGACGGCCTTTGCGTTCCCGCAAGCCCGTCAACGAAGGCAGGTCCATAGTGCAGCACGCGGCACCCTCTTGTCAGCTTGGCGCTTCTCACGCGCCCGAAAAGCGAGCAATCTCCCCCCAATCAGGCGGCACCCAGTGCCTCACCACCCCCCTCGTACACGGCACCGCGCGCCAGTCCATCGACCACACGGCATCCCGCAAGACGGGCCCGCGACGTTGGCTGCGGGCGGTCCGGTGGCTCATCGAGGCCGGCCTCCACCCCAAGGCGAACGCCACCACTTTGAAGGCCGCCGAGGACCTCGCCCAGCGGATGGACTACGACACCGGGCACGTCCTCTACCGCGAGGCCGACATGGTCGCCCGCACCGGGATCTCCCGCGCCAACCTCTACCGGCACGTGAGCTACCTCCGGGAGCTCGGCGCGCTCGCCTGGGTCCAGCACGGCTCCCGCATGAACCGTCTGGCTGCAATGGGTCTCAAGGGCTACGCGGGCACCGCGACCGTGTACGCGGGCGTGATCCCGCCCGTCTTCGACCACGCCATGGGCCACACGATCGTCGGCACCGGATACAGCGCGCGGGTCATCGTGGACCTCCGGAAGCGCCCTACCCGCCCTGTGGATACTGCCGGTAACGCGCCTGTGGATAACTCTGGCTCTGAGGGCCTTGAGACCCCTTCCCTAGCGGTAGTTAAGGAAGTGGGTCAGGTTGATCTAGTGGGTGGTTTTACTACTACCGCAACGCGGACGCGAAACGACTCCGCCCCCACCCAGACCCCAAAGCGCAGCAAGAAGCGGGCCACGATCCTCGGCAACACCGTCACCGCCGCCGGAATCCACCTCGGCGACAAACTCGCCCGGGCCATCCGCAGCCGCGTCCCCTGGACCCGCAAAGCCACCCACGACCAGCTGCGGTGGGTGTGCGCCGACATGGCCGAGCAGCAGTGGACCGAGGACCAGGCCGTCCGCTTCGTCGTCGACGCCGGCCACACCCACAAGGCCGGATACACGTGGGAACCCGCCCGACCCCACCGGTTGATTGCCGCCGAGCTGTACGCCGCCGCCGAACGCCAGGAGCAGGACCAGCAGACCCGCGAGGCCCTTGCCGCGGCGATTCCGTGGGAGGAGTCCACGGCCTACCGCAAGCAGCAGGCCGCCCGCGCCGCCCTGGCCGCTCTCCTCGGTGCCCCCGAACCCGAGCCGGAGGTGAAGCAGGCGTACACCGCGGAGGACCGGGAGTACGCCCGCCTCTACGGCTGGGAGCAGTGGGAGGAAGTCGCCGACCACCTCGCCGAGGACCAGGACGACGCCATCGACCTGTACGGCGAGGACATCTGCAAGTTCGCCATCAGCAAGCAGGCCCTTCTCGAGCGCCGGGGAGCATGGGTATGACCGAGCCCGCCCTCAACACCGAACTGGTCGCCGCATGGGCGTCCCTGCTTCGACAGCCGCACGGCTCGTACGGGTGGACGCCGGCCTGGTTCGACGAGACTCGCGGTCTCCTGGTCGTGGAGTGCATCAACACGGCCTGGCTGACGCAGCTACGCCTTGCCGCGCCGAAGATGGCGGAGAAACTGAACACCGCGCTCCCCGCGCCGATCATCAAGAAGGTCGTCGGCTGCATCCAGGAAGTCCACGTGCTGGTCACCGGATCACGTACGTGGGACGACCACCAGGCCGTAGCCAACGCCCTCCTGGACGCCTGGCACGACGCCGTGCAGACCGTCTCCCCCGAAGTCCACTTCACCGTCGTTCACGGCGACTGCCCAAGTGGCGCCGACGCCATCGCTAAGCAGTGGGCCATCGACAACCGGGTGTTCCACCACGCGGTCCCCGCCGACTGGGCAGGGCCCTGCACGCCCGACTGCCCGCCCACACCGCACCGGAAGACGTCTCGGCGCGGCGAGTACTGCCCCCTGGCCGGCCATCACCGTAATCAGCTGATGGTCGACATGGGCATCGATCTGGTCTTGGCCTTCCGGCGCAACAACTCCCGCGGCACCACCGACTGCATCAACCGCGCCAAGAGCGCTGGAATCCCCGTCCGAATCCTGGAGGACCAGCATGGCTGACACCCCGCAGGCGTCCGGGGCCGACCTCGCCCGCCAGGCGCTGGCCGCCGCCCGCGCCAACGCCCAGAACACCCCCACCCCGCAGGCGAAGAAGACCCGCCCCACCATCCGCGCCCACCGCGGCGAACGATCCGACCCGACCGGACTCGCCGGCATCCTCGCCAAGCTCACCGCCGAACAAGGCTGGAACAACAACCTCGACGGCGGCAGCATCCTCGCCCAGTGGCCCACCCTCTGCCCCCAGTACGTCGGCCTCGTCCAGGCCGTCGCCTACGACGACGAACGCGGCCGCCTCGACCTCCGCCCCGGCAGCCACGCCTACGCCGCCCAACTCCGCCTCCTCGGCGGCCAGCTCGCCAAACAGATCAACGACAAGCTCGGCCGGCCCGTCGTCCGCACCATCCGCGTCCTGCCCGTCGGGAACATCACCACCACCCAGACCGCGGCCGCCGAACCCGGCTGGGCCGATGCGGAGGCGCCGGTGCGGACCCGGGAAGACGGCTGCCCCGGCTACCAGAACAACCGCGCCATCGCCCTCGAGCACAAACCCGAACCGCCCCCGGTCAACCCGTACGTCCAGGAGGCCATGGCCCGCCAGGAGAACGCCCTCCGCGCCGGACGCCAACCCGAGACCGAGCACCGTGACGCCGTGTGGGCGCAGGACGACGCCGCACGGAAAGCCGGCCCGGCGCCGGGCAGTGTGGAGGAGTCCCTGGCCCGCGCACGCGCCTACGCCCGCCAGCAGCGTGCCGGACGCGCACCCCGCCAAGCCTTCGACGTCGCCTGAGCGGGGGCAACACCAGGCGGAATCTGGTGCACCGTGTACGTGATCACACTGCACGAACGGAGCCGCACTCATGCTCGCACTGGCTGACCCGCCACCCCCGCAGACCGAACCCGAGACCGCCCTCATCCCCGGCCTCGCCTACAGCCCCGAGTGGCATCGCGAGCAGGAGGACATGGAGAGGGTCTGGCTGGACGCGTACGTCCGCTGGAGCCTGCGCATCAAGCAGCAGTCCGAGCGCGGCTAGGAGAGGAACACCATGCAGACCACCACCCCTACCGTCGCGGCCCCGCGCGTGCGCCCGCTCTGGGAACGGTCCGAGCTGTTCCGCGAGCCCACCTACGACCCCACCATCACCCTCGACGACCAGGACGACAACGGGAGCGACAGCGAGGACGACGAGCCGCGCACTAGCGCGCGCTGACGTCCACTCAACCCCTAGCTAGGTAAAGGGCTAGCAATCACGCTAGGGGTCGCCCTAGCGGTCGTCCTATATAGCGCGCTAGTGGTCACGCCATAAGACGCGCTATGCCCCTCGCCCTCTAGCAGCTCTTCGCCCGCCACTGCCGGGGTGTCCCGAGCCTCGCCATGATCACCGTGTAGGTTCGTGCGCCGAGACCTCACCCACACCCGGCAGGAAGGCGCCCCCATGGCCACTATCGAAGTCCCGCTCACCCTGATGAACCTGGACGGGGTGAAACGCGCCATCGATCGCCGCTACACCCTCATCGACTCCGGCCAGCACGACCCCAAGGTCATCGCCGTCGTCAACGGCAAGGGCGGCGTCGGCAAATCATCCCTGTCCTCCGCCTTCGGAGTCGCCCTGGCCAAACTCGGTCACAAGGTTCTGCTGATCGAGCTGGACGAGCAGGGCAACAACTGCGAAGACCTCGGCATCTCCAACACCGCCCTGAACGACGGGGGTACCGCGCAGGCCTCCGCCATCATCGAGGGCAAGCCGCTTGCCCCGACCGGCGAGGCGCGCCCCAACCTGCACGTCGTTCCGGGCGGCGAAGAGCTCGAAGAGATCATCGAAGAGCTGTACTGCCAGCGCCGCGCCGGCAAGCGACACAGCGATCCCGACGACCGAGACGCCTGGATGGGCATCTACGCTGCCGCTCTCGATGCCGTGCGCGACGACTACGACCTCATCATCCTCGACGTTGCCCCCGGCTCCGACGTCCTCCAGCTCGCCGCCCTGGTCGCCGCCGACTATGTCCTCATCCCCTCCAAGTCCGACCCCTCGAGCAGAAAGGGCCTACGCGCCGTCGCCAAGCGCTTCGCCCGCGCCAAAGAGATCAATGACATTCTCCAGCTGCTCGGCGTCGTCCTGTTCGCCACGAACTCCTCCGCGACCAAGGTCCAGGAGAAGATCCGCGAACACCTCGAAGACGACCTGAAGGGCACCGCACCGCTCTTCGAGCAGACCATCCGCCACGTCGAAGCTGCCGCCGTGGAGGCGCGCCTGCACGGCAAGGTTCCGCAGGAACTACGCACTTCAAAGGAGCTGTCACCTCCGTTGCTGAAGAGCATGAAGGCTCTGGCCGGCGACTACCAGTCGCTCACGATGGAGGTCTTGCAGGAGATGACGGCCCGCCGCGAGAAGGCAGAAGCGGGTGAGGGTGCGTGAGCGACACCAAGAAGCACGTCAACAGCGAGCTCCCGGACCAGGACGCGCTTGCCGCGTTCGCTACCTCTGCCCTCGGCCCGGGACGCCGGCGCCGCCGCGCCCAGGCCGCCGACAGCGCCGCTCCCGCGTCCGGCGCTCCAGCCGTGGATGACGCGGCCCAGGATCCGGAGAAGGAGGCGGAGCAGGCTGCCCCGGACGCCGCCACCGAGGCGCCCACCACTCCGGTGGCCGCGGCCAAGGAGCCTGAGCCGGATCCAGAACCGGCGGCCCGCCCCGAGCCGTCCGCGCCGGCACCAGCAGCCACGGTGCCCACGCCGACCCGGGCGCCCGACACCGAGCCGACAGCCTCACCTCGAGTCGAAGAGGCGGCGCCCGCCGCGCCCGGGCGTGAGGTCGACGTCCGGGCGGTATCGGTGCCCAGCACCCGCACCCCCGTACCCCCCGGCCTCCAGGGCGGACCCGTCGAAGTCCGGGTCCCCGCCCTCGGCCCGGCCGGCGTCCGCGCCACCCAGTGCACCGTCATGGTCAGCAACAGCGTCCGCGACCGGTTCGCCCACTACCAGCTGGCCAAGAAGATGGCGGGGGAGAAGGAGCCCTCCAACGCCCTGGTCGTGCGCCGCGCCTTCCTGTACTGCAAGCGCAAGGACCTGTTCGTCGCCCTCCTCACCGACGTGTACCAACAGAACAACGCCGTCGACGAAGAGGACTACGACGAAGACGGCATGCTCGGCGAGGTCGTCGACCGGCGTGTGGTGCGCGGCCGGCTCAAGGACTCCGGGCAGCAGTCGTTCAGGCCCTCGGAGCAGGAGCTGGTGACGTACGACGCCTACAGCCAGGCGTACGGCTTCCCGTCCCGCTCCGACTTCCTGGGAGCGGTCCTGGACGCCTTCCTGCCCCAACTGCCCGCAGCGGGCCGCCGGAAGTAGCGAACGGGACGCACGGTCCCGCATTCCGTTTCACACGGGGTGCGGGACCGTTTTTGCAGGTCACCCAACCTGTTTGACTGATATTCAAATGTCCCGGTTGCCGGGGTTTTGCCGTCACCCACACGAGTGATCTTCCCCCGGCCCCCTTCCCCTCGCATATATCCGGGCGTTGGGTGGAAATCGCTGCCAGCCCTGGGGACTGGTAGTCGCACGGCCGGGAGGCCGCGTGTGGTTCGCAGCCCACCGCGGCGCATCCCGGCCCACGCGCAACAGCCACCCCCCACACCCGGCCCCGCACCGCGACGCCAGTCCCCCCACCTGCCCGTACAACCCGGCGGGAAAGAACCCTTCCCGCGTAAAGAGATCGGGGATTAGACTCCTGGTCTATCGACCGGGCGTGTGCCCGCGAGGTCTCAAAGGCCCTTCCCTCATCGGGGGGAGGGCTTTCCTCATGCCCCGGGCCCACACCCCACGGCCCGGCAACAAACACGACGACAGGCCGGACCATCACCCGGCCTCCACACCCCAAACACGGACCCGTCACTTCATGGTGTCCTGATGTCAACACACCGTCAGCCTCAGGCCAAACTGTCCAGAATAGGCCGCCAAAACCCAGCCATGCCTTACCCACGGACACACGGAGGTGCAACAGTGGCAGTCCCGCACGCCGGACTGGCAGCTGGCGACAGCGGGATACGGGGCCCGGCCAGCACGCCGACATTGTCCGGGCTGACGAGGACCCTTCCCATCTGCCGGAGGAGCGGAGACGCCTCCATGTCCGCAGCAGAGCCGACCCATTCGGGCCCTGACCATGCCCTGATGGCCACAGTGACCCCGATCGTCCGTACGGCGGCCCGCCCCCCGCGCCGGGAGAAGCGCAGGGAGGCGCTACGCGTGCCGCAGCAGCCCACATCCGATCTCACCCCGCACGAGAAACTCGCCGCGACCGTCGAGGACCTTTTCGCCAAACACGGCCGGTCACTCACGGACCAGGAGACCGCGGAGGACTTCCTGATCACCTTGCAGGCGGTGCGCATCATGCTGAGGGGTGCGCGCGAGCAGGGACTGGTGGGCGAGGAGGCGTACAAGGACCTGGACGTGATGCTGGAGGGCATGATGACCGCGCCCGGTCTGCTGGTGTGACCAGCGGCGCGACCTGATTGTCCGAATACGCCTGGGGTTATCTGTTCTTCACAAACATGACGAAACCGTAACAGTGTTCACGTTGCGTTGATCATTTAACACAGCCCGTTCAACTCCCGTCACACCCATGCCAGGATGGGGCGTCCGGACACCCGGAATACGCAGTTTCCGGCCAACCCGGCGCGCGCCCCCACCCGCCACGGTGCCCCCACGCGCCCCCGGGCAGGCCATGGGGAAGGGGACACCCGCATGGGCCGAAACACCGCAGGCGACGCAGCAAGCGCCCTCCGTCTACTCAACAGCGAAGACCTGCGGGAGAACCCCGAACACGGCCCCCGAGAACGCCGCAGCACCAGCAGCACGCCCGGCACCCCCCTGAACGTCGGCATGGTCGACTACCTGGCCCGCACCGTCAGCGAGATCGTCGACCACGCCACCGCCGTCACCCCCGAACCGGCCCCGCTGCCCCGCCAGATCGGCGACCTGTACACCTGGTTTCTGGACCAGACCGCCGAAGCCGACGACGTGCAACGCCGCCGCCGCGACACCCTCATCGAAACCCACGCCCTGGAACACGCCATACGCCTCGGCGAAACCGAAGAGGTCTGCAAGCACCCCTGCCCCCGCTGCGGTTGCTGGGGCTTGGAATGGGACCACGGGGGTAACCGGGCGCTGTGCCTGAACCGCCGCTGCCGCACCCCAGACGGCAACGCCTCCACCTGGTCCCCGGCCCGGCTCGCCGGGCAGAAGGTCCGGCGTACGGAAATCTGGCGGCGCAACGCAACCTGACCCCCGTCTCGGCGGTCTACCTGACACGACCTACTGCACACACAACGTTCACATCCGGATCCCTTCGGGGGTCCACCCGTTACGGCCGCCGGAGCTGCGAACTGTGGTCGCCGTCCAGGGGAGGCCGCACGATGGCCGCAACGCACTACAGCCCGCTCCCGTACACGCCGGGGATTGAGGACCCGGTCAGCTACAAAGAGGCCTCCGCCCTGCTCGCCCGCACCGGTCACCCGGCGTCGAAGGAGACCGTGGCCCGCTGGGTCCGCGAGGCCAACGCGGGTGAGGAGACCGTCCCGGTGGTGAAGGCCGGCCGCACCGACTACGTGTCCTGGACGGCGGTCCTCGAGCTGCACCGTGACCGGACCGCGGTGAAGCTGAGAGCCTCCTCCAACTGGTAGGCCGGTCGCCCGGCCCCGCCCGGACTCCTCTGCCCTGAAGCCCCACCCCCGTTGCCGTTAGGAATCAGCGGCCCGGGGGTTTTCTCATGCCCACCCACGCACACCATTGCTATGCCATGGGCTATGGGTTACGGTAGTCGTATCGCAAGGCCAGCAACCCCATCGGGGCGCTGACCTCGACTTCTCACCTCACCGGAGCCACCCATGGCCGTGATGACGCACGCCCGCACCCAGGCCACCACCGCCGACTACACCCAGCTCAGCCCCACCGCGCAGGCCGTCATCGACAAGGCCATGACCGACGCCGACAACGCCACCGACACCCGCACATACACGGCCTCCATGGAGTTCGTGGCCATCGCCGCCGGCATTCCGCTCCCCGCCTCCCGCGACCTCGCCGTCTGCTCCTGCCTCACCGACGCAGGCGGCTGCGGATGCGGTGCCATCTTCGACACCGCCCTCCCCGGCCTGGTCGTCACCGCCCCCAACGACCCGGACTGCAACCTCAGCCGCCTCCAGTGCTCGGGATGCGGCCACGACCATCCCCGCCGCATCGCCGACTGACGCACCCACAGACCTCCCGGCGGCGCGTGAAGCCCACACCGCGCCGCCGGGTGAACAACCACCAGGGGAGACCCGCATGCCGAACACCGCCGCGATCCTGCGCAGAGCAGCCCGCCTCATCACCAACCAAGGACTCCACACCGGGGAACAGTTCGCCGGCATCTACACCGGCCTCGACATCTGCGCCGCCGTCTACATCGCCGCCGAGAGCGAGTTCCCCACCGAGTTCTTCAACGACGAGGCCACCTCCATCGCAACGATCGAGGCCAGCCCCACCGCCATGGCCGCCATCAAGGCCATCTCGGACGCCCTCGACTCCCCGGTGTGCGAGACCGCCGACCATCCCGACTACATCGAGCACGTCTCGAACTGGGCCAGCACCCGCGGACCGGGCGAGGAGAACCCGCCGACCGCGAACGAAGTCGTCGGACGCGTCCTGCGCACCGCCGACAAGGCCGACGCCCACCCCAACGCCGCCTGACACCCCCACCCCGGAGACCACCCGCCATGAGCATCACCAGCCCCGAGACGACGACCACCAGCCCCGACGACAACCCGTCCTACCGGGACGGCCGCATCGACGGCGAACTCGCCGCCATCACCCGCCTGTCCTCCCGCCGCGCCCACGCCCGCGCCTCCATGGCCGCCCAGTACGACCAGGCCTACGCCGACGGCTACATGGACGGCTTCCTCGACCAGACCGCCGCCAACGCCGCCCACCGCCTCAAGGCGCTCCTCGCAACCAGCCGGAAGGACCCCCAGTGAAAACCCGCATAGCCCAGGCCGCCTTCGCCCTGACCCTCACCGCGGCCGCCGTCATCGCCGCCCCCCACCAGGCCCACGCCGCCACCGGCCCGGTCGTCTCCGGCACCGGCTGGAAGCTCCAGGCACCCCGCATCACCCACATCGACACGCAACCCCTGACGATCGCGTTCCACGACACAACCAGCCGCACCCGGCTCACCCCCTACGTGAAGAACGTCGCCGCGGAACTCACCTCGTACGGCATCCCGGTCACCGTCTCCAACCGCATCGTGCCCACCGCCGTCGGCAAGTGCCCGCCCAGACACACCATCAGCTACCGGTGGATCAGCAAGCCCAACCCCGACAGGCCCAACCAGTCCTTCACCGGCACCTGCTCCCTCAAGGCCGCCACCTACAGCGCCTACGTCTACATCAACAGCGACTACTGGGCGCCCGGCCGCCGCTTCCACGAGTGGCAGCGCATGAACGTGATCTGGCACGAAAGCGGCCACGCCGTCGGACTCGCCCACCCGACCACGTGCCCCCGCGACAAGGCCGGCCTCCAGCCCCTCATGTGCGGCAACCCCTACAAGGACCTCCGCGACCGCCGCTTCTCGTCGCAGGACGTGACCGGTCTGCGCCGCCTGGTCCTCAACCGCGCCTACTACCCGCCGGCATGACCTGGCCCGACGCCATCGCCCTCGCCATCGGCGTCACCACCCTCTACCTCCTCACCCGACACCAGCACCGGAGCACCACCCACCAGCACGACACAACACCGCAGCAGCAGGACGGAGAACGACCATGAGCAGGACACGCACCGCCGCCAAAACCGCCGACACCACCCCCAGCACCCCGGCGAAGAAGACGGCCGCCGCGCGCAAGACCACCACGTCCGCCTCCCGTCCCGCCGCCCGCAAGCGCACCACCCGCAAGCCCGCCAACAACCGTCCCAAGCTGTCCCTGGTCAAGCCCCGCCCCGAACTCCCCACCCGCGACCTGCCCTTCATGACCGACACCCAGGGCTACGCCACCCTCGCCGCCCTCATGGTCGGCATCACCACCGTCCACATCCGCGACTGGCGCGACCACCGTGACGGCACCTGCACCCGGAAGCTTCGCGACGGCAGCACCCTCCACTACAACTTCGACACCCGCACTCTCACCTGGCAGGCCGTCTGCCGCATGGGCGCCGTCCACCAGTACCGGCTCGCCACCCGCTCCGGAGCCTGCGCCGCCCGCCTCCACGCCGACGCCTGCACCGAGCTCCACGCAGACCTCGCCACCATCCCTGCCCTCACCGCGGACGAACTCGCCGACCTCGGCCTCCTCCACACCCCCACCTGGGCGCAGAACGTCCCCGGCGACGACCCGATCACCGAGACCATCCCCGTCCCCATCCCAACCCCGGACCCGGAACCGCGCGTCCTGGCCGACACCCTCGCCCACTCCGACACCGGCACCGCCGAAACCCAGCCCATGTCCAAGGACGCCATCGCCGAAGGCCTCGCCGCCCGCGCCGCAGCCGCCGACACCGAGACCGCGATGGAGCACCCCGACCATGCCTGAGCACACGCCCGGGTACGTCGCCGCCCTCGCCGCCCAACTCCGCGGCGCCGAGGACGAACTCCAGGAACTCCGCGGCTTCAAGACCGCCGTCACCAACTTCCTCCGCAACCCCGCCATCGCCCTCGACATCCGCCAGAACCTCGCCCGAGACCTCAACCTCCAGAACCTCGCCCAAGCCCTCAACCTCCCCCAACCCGCCCCGGAGAAGACACCGTGAACCGATCCAAGGCCAAAGGCACCAGCGCCGAAACAGCCGTCGTCCGCTTCCTCCGCACCATCGGCTTCATACAAGCCGAACGCCGCACCCTCAACGGCATCCTCGACCGCGGCGACATCACCGGCATCCCCGGCGTCGTCATCGAGGTCAAGAACTGCGCCCGGCAGGAACTCGCCGCCTGGGTCGCCGAAGCCGAACGCGAACGGGACAACGACCGAGCCAGCCTCGGCGTCGTCTGGCACAAGCGACGCGGCAAGACCGACCCCGCCGACTGGTTCGTCACCATGAGCGGCGCCCAGTTCGCCAGCCTCCTCCGCGAACAGCAGGGCCTGCCCGCACTGCCGGACACCGACGACGAAGCCGCGTGACAGACCACACCACCACCCCGCCCAAGCCGACCCTCCCCGGAGCCCCCGAATGACCACCGCCACCCGCCACGCCATAACGGCTGCCGCGCCCGTAGACGACTGGGCCCGGTACGGATCCTGCCGCCAAACCGACCCCGAGATCTTCTTCCCGGTCGGCACATCCGGCCCCGCCCTGAAGCAGACCGAACAGGCCAAGGAGATCTGCACCCGGTGCCCGGTCCGCCAGGAATGTTTGTCGTGGGCGTTGGAGAGCGGCCAGGAGATCGGCGTGTGGGGCGGGTTGTCGGAGTGGGAGCGCGGCGAGTTGTCGGGGCGGGAGCGGCAGTACCGGACGTCGTCGGATGACCGGCCGGCCTGGCAGGTGATCGTGGATACGCGGCTTGACGAGTATCGGGAGTTGGAGGCGGCTGGGTTGTCGGCGTGGGAGATCGGTCAGCGGATGCGGACGAACGCGCACACCATCAACCGGGTCCGTGAGGCACTGGCGACGGAGAAGAAGCAGGCGGTGTCGGCATGAGCGCCCTGAGTGTGGAGCAGCGTGGCGACCTCATCGAGCGGATGCTTCCCGAAGCCGCGAACCTGGCCGTCCTGGTCCACGGCGACGGCGGCCCCGAGGACATCGCTGCGGTCCTGGAACGGCTGGACGACACGGAGAAGAACGCCCTCATCGTCGTCCTGGCCGGGATGGTCGACCCGGACCAGTCCGTGGGCAAGGGCCTGTCCTGGACCGCGGTGACGAAGAACGGTGCTCTGCCGATGCCGGCGTGGCTGGAGCAGAAGCCGCTGCGCGAGCACGCTCCGGAGGCTGCGGAGGAGCTGGAGGAGGACTTCGTGGACTGGGCTGCCGTGGCCAAGTTCGTGAAGGGCTTCCGGGTGGAGATGACGGATGCGGACTTCCTGGCCGCTGTGCAGCGGTGCGTTGCTGCTGGGATGGCTTTGAGCGATGTGGATGAGCTGCGTCGTTGGCCGGCGAAGACCGCGGAGAACTGGGTGAACCGGCTGCGGAAGCGGTACCAGCGTGCGGGCCGGGAGTTCCCGAGTCTGGCTCCGCCGGTGACGGCTCGGGAGTTCACGGAGGAGGAGGTCATCGAGATCCGTACGCGGTCTGCGGGCGGTGCGACGGACCTGGAGATTGCGATGTCGTTCGACTGCAAGCGGGATCTGGTGGCGGCGATCTGCCGTGGGCGCCGGTATCCGCACTTTGGTGGGCCGGTGCGTGAGGGGCGGGGTGCGAGGGGGTTGCAGGCGTCGCGGGACTTCATGTGTGGGCATGGGTCTGGTTCGCAGTTGGGGGTGAAGCGGCATCGGTTGAGTACGGCGGCGTGACGTCGCGCGCGCATCAAGGGGTCTGGCCTTCGGGTTGGGCCCCTTTTCGTATGCCGTGCCGCCGCACCATTGCTATGCCATGGGATATGGGTTATGTTGGCAGTACCGCACCACACCACCCCCGGGGGAACCCATGACCGAGCTGCGCCTACTCGACGCCGACGGCTACACCGTCCCGGGCAGCATCCGCACCACCACCCCGGACACCGACGCCGCGGTCCGCGCCGACCTCAAGCAGCTCGCCGCCGAACACGCCGCCCAGTGGGCCGACTTCGGCTACCGGGCCGCCGACTACCGCGTTCTCAACGACCCGCCCGCCTGAGTACTGGAGAACTGCATGACCGACCAGCCGGCCGCCAAGAAGGCCACCATCACCCTCGACAACGCCAGTAGGGACCGCCAGTTCCCGGCCTACCAGCTCAGCATCAACGCCATGGACGGCGAGGACAGCGGCCACGGATACCGGCTGATGGGCCCCAAGTACCTGGGCCGCAGCAAGAACCTCCGCACCGTCGAGCTGTCTCAGCGGGACGCCGACGAGATCCGGGCCATCCTCGACGAGGTCTTCCCCACCGAGGTCGTCGTGAGCTGCGCGGACGTGGAGTTGGACAGCGGCGAGAACCTGCACGACCTCGGCGTCGGCAACTACCTGGAGCTGGACCGCCTGACGGCGGGCATGCAGCCGGGTACGTGGCGACTCATCGCATACGGGGACGACGAAACCGCGCGCTTGCGCCGCTTGTCGGACAAGGAGATCCGGGCTGCGCGGAACGCTGAGGCGTCTGCCCGCATGTACGAGTGACCACTCCCTGACCCCGGTCCCCTCGCCCCCCTTCGGGGACCGTCCGGCCGCGCACCCCCCTTGCGCGGCACCGCCGCCCGCCCCACACCCCCCTCGGGGCGGGCGGCGGACCACCCCACACCCGCACCAGCCGAAAGGCCAACCTCACCGTGACCGTGTACGCCCTCAAGCACCCCGACGGCCGCTGGCTCTACCACCTGCCCAAGCCCAAGGACTTCCCGTTCAACGTGACCGGCGTGTTCGCGGACGGGCAGCCCATGGGCAAGCTGCCGGGCGACTGGTGGGCAGTCTCCTTCGAGGCGAGCCGGCTGACCGTGACCGGGCAGCCGCGCCCCAAGACCCTCAGCTACACGCTGAAGGCCGCGGACGCCGAGTCGGTCCGCTACCCGGCCACCCTGACCGTCGACGCGTACAACGAGCGTCGCGAGGACGAAGAGAACCTGTGGGAGTTCTACAGCGCGGTCTGTGAGGACCAGCCGGCCGTGGAGCACGTCTACGACGGCCCCGTCATGGTCCTGGAGGGCCGGGAGCCCCCGACTCCCGAAGAACTGCCCTGGCAGGCCGACCTCCCGCACATGCTCGGGTCCCGCCCTGAGTACCTGCACCTGTTCCCCGGCCGCATCAACGGCTTCCGCGACCACGTCCAGCAGGCCATCAAGAAGATGCCGGGCGTGCAGTACTGCTTCGACAACTACCAGAACTACACGGGCCTCCACGTCACGGTAAGGGTGCCGTTTGAGAAGCCCCAAACGCGGTGGCAGGCAGACCTCAGCCGCCGCACCAGCAAGCCGCTGAAGACCGGCCGGAACGTTGCCGTCCTCGTCACCAGGGAACTTCGCCTGCCTGTCCCGGCATCGATCTCCGCCCCGAACTACGAGATGGCCGTGGACGACTGGCACGAGCAGGCCGAGTTCTGGGTGTCCGTGGTCCGGAACGCCTCTGTGGCGGCCTGCAACGCCTGCGGGGGCACCGGGCACGTCCCGGACGGCGCCGAGCAGTACAGCCGCTGATGGCCGCCCTCCTGTTGTGGCCGTTGGCCGTTCTCGAGCTCGCCCCGCGCATCCTCGCCCGCCTGCACACCGCCCTCACCCCGAAGGACCGCCCATGACCGACACGACCCTGACCGCCCTGCATGCGGCGCGTCTGCACGCCGATGAGTCCTGGGCGCTGTTCGCCCTCCAGAAGGCAATACCCGCCGACACCAAGCCGGAGTGGCAGGAGACGGCTACGGACGGGGGTGTGGTGCTGTCCGGTCGGGTGACGGGCCGGCGGGCGGTGTGGGCGTTGGACCGGTTCGCCCGCGACTTCTACCTGAACCTGAAGAACCTAGGGGACGTACGCCCGCAGTTCGACATCACCCAGCCCGGGCGCACGGTGTTGGTGTGGCGGTATGGCGGGGTGTGGGTGGAGCTGTGGCACCCGGAGACGGCCGTGGACGCCCCGAAGGCCGCTGAGCCCGTACACGACGCTCCTGCGCCGCCTGTGACCGTCCAGGCCACCCCCGAACCCACGCCTGAGCCTGCGGCGCCTGTCCGCTCGCCTGTCCGCTCGCTCATCAGCCGCGCATCCGGCCGGCTCCCCTACACCCACACCCGACGCAAGGAGACCCCAGCAGCATGACCACCACACCCGAAACCGAGACCGACACCCGGATCGCTGAGACCCCGGAGCAGCTGCTCCACGACCTCGGCGAGCTCCACACCCGCACCCTCGTATCCCCGCTCCCGAAGCACCCCGCCGCGATGGGCTGGCAAGCCACCACCGCATCGATGGCGGCCGGCTTCGCCCGCGCCCTCCACGCCCTGAACGAGACCAGCCCGGCCAAGGCGCAGGAGATCACCACCTGGTTCCAGGGGCCGTTCGAGGAAGGCCCGGATCCGGAGGAGCACACCGACTGGCTCGAGCGGTACGTGGCCCAGGGCCCGGAGCTGCTGGAGCAGTGGGTTGAGGACGGCCGCCGCATGGCCGCCGAATCCGCGAAGAACACCGACGCCTGGGAGAAGGAGCACAAGACCGCATGAGCATCTACCACCCGCCCGTCGCCGAACACGAGACCGTCGTGGCGGCCGCCCTGCACGTCGTCCAGGCCACGCACTACAGCCGGGCCGACGACCCGCACGAGGACGCCTCCTACGAGTACGCCGTCGAGCAGCTCGCCCTCGCCGCCCGCGCACTCGCCGAGGCGGTGGAGCGCAAGCCGGCCGACGAACAGCCCATCGGCTGGACCAAGGGACGCGAGGCCGAGCCGACGGTCGTGGCCATCTGCGGGTCCACCAAGTTCATGGCGGAGATGACCGAGGCCGACCTTCACGAGACTGCGGCCGGGAACATCGTCGTCAAGCCGGGCTGCAACATGAAGGAGGAGCACCCTCTGTGGGCGGATCCGCTCGAGGCGGAGCGTCTGAAGGGCCGCCTGGACCAGCTGCATCGGGCCAAGATTCGGCTCGCTGACGAGGTCCTGGTGGTGGGGGACTACATCGGGACGTCCACTACGTCGGAGATCCGGTACGCGCGGTCTCTGGGGAAGCCGGTGCGGTTCACGCACCCGCAGGTAGACCCGGACGGTGGCCAGTGAGCGTGATGGCCTTGATGCCGACCGACGCCGAGCTGGACGTGCGTGTGGAGCAGGAGGAGGACCTGGCGGGCGGGCTCGCGGCCGCGGTCCTGTCGGAGGACGGCGAGTACCGGTACCTGCTGACCCGGGTGTGGGACCGGAAGCGCAAGCCGATGGTCGTCGTGATGCTCAACCCGTCCACGGCGGACGCCTTCGTGGACGATCCGACGATACGGCGCCTGGCCGGCCCGAACGGGTTCGCGCGGCGGCACCGTGCGGGCGGAATCGTCGTGGTCAATCTGTTCGCCGTCCGCTCTACGGACCCGCGCGCCCTGCTCCACCACGAGGATCCGGTCGGCCGGTACAACGACGCGTTCATCCGCCAGGCCACCGACATGGCCGGCACGGTGGTGTGCGCGTGGGGCGCCGCCGGAGTCCAAGACGGGCGCGGCCCGCAGGTCGTGAAGGCGCTCAAGGCCCGCAGGGTGCCGCTGGCGTGCCTGGGGATGACGTCCACCGGGCAGCCCCGGCATCCGCTGTATCTGCCGGGTGCTGCGGCCCTCGAGCCGTACGGGCTGGCGTCGTGACCGCCCCGGTTCAGGTGGGCCCGTCGCCGCAGGGTGGCGGGCCCGATCCGTCTCCGGCTCTGAACCTCTTCCCGCAGCACCTCGAGCTGCTACGTCTCTCTGCCAATGGCCGCAGCACCCCAGAGATTGCTGAGGCGTTGTTCCTGTCCCGGCACACGGTCAACGACTACTGGCGGGAGATCTACCGCCGGTTGGGGGCGAAGAACCGGGAGAACGCGGTGGCCATCGCTCTGGTGCGGGGTCTAGTGAGGCCGGATGAGGTGGAGTTGCGGGCGCCGCGCCGCCGTTACGAGTCGCCGAAGGCTGGGCTGACGCCTCGCCGAACGCCCTGAGGTGCCACGTTTTCGCAGGTCGCACCCGTACGAGCCGGTAACCCCAGTCATGTCACGCCCCGGGAGGGCGCCATGCCTCGCATTCCACCCCTGGTCGCCGACGCCCTCCTGGCCGGCGCCATAGCCCTGACCATCGCCGTCGTGTGGATCTACACGGTCGGCCCGATCAGTCCGGCCGCGGTCGTTATCTGCGCGGGCGCGGCCGTCATCGCCTCCCTCGCCGTGGAAGCCGCCGTCCGGGAGATACGCCGCCGCAGGAGGGCCCCGATCATCCGCCGCTGGACCACCACCCGCCACCGCAAACCCCGACTCCCTGGAGGAGCACCGTGAAGCACCGAACCGAAACGACACCGCCACGCCTGACCGCGGACCAGCTCCGCCAGTTGATCGCCGCCGAAAAGGCGGGCGTCAGGCCGCCGTGCTTTCTGTGCGGGGAGCCCGTCCTGGACCAGAAGTTCCTGCTCGGCACCGAGGACGAGAACGACCGGCTGCTCGTCAACTCGCCGTGCTTGCACGCCATGGCCTACGGGGCGGAGCTCGCCGTGCAGGTCGAGGCCCAGATGCGGATGGAGGCAGCAACCGAAGCGACCGAGCCCGTGGATACGTGCCGGCCGGTCGTGGTCGACGGGGAGACGATCCGCGTCCGCGGTACCGGCGAACTGTCCCCCGAGGGGCAGGAGGCGTTGGCTGCGCTGGTGCGCGTCGCGAAGACCACGTTCGAGGCGGAGGCCCCGGAGATGGTCGGGGAGTTGCAGAACCGACTGCGCCTGGCGCACCAGGCCCGCCGGGCGAAGGCGCACCAGCTGGACGAGATCCGCCGGGCTCTGTGTGATGCGGGGTTCATGGAGGACGACGACCCGTACAGCCACGCCGATTTGGCGGATGTGGTCCGGCAGGCGGGCGAGTTGGTGGGGCCGTTGCTGGCGGAGGTGAAGGCGGCCCGCAAGTTCGCGGCGGAGATGCGGGACTTCTGTTCCCCGCACGGCGTGTCCGTCGACTATGCGGACCAGCTCGAGGCCGCCATGGACCGGGCGAAGAGGAGGGCGGCGTGAGCGAGACGGGCGAGCTGGACAAGACGCGCCGCTACCTGCGCCCCGTACGCGCCACGATCATCTCCGATGACCCGGCTGGCGTGCATCTGGCCGTGTACTCGTGGCTGGAGATGTTCGACGCATGGGTGACCGGCCCGGGGATCTGCGGGGAGTCGATGCAGCAGGGCCCCCTCCCCGAAGGTACGGCGGTGACGTGCGCGTCGTGTCTGGCGTATCAGCCGAAGTACGAGCGGTATCTGGCGCCCGGCTACCGGCCCGGGGACGACGACCCCGAGGTGCTGCGGGCCAAGCTCGAGCGGATCCGTGCCGAGGTGCGCATGCTGTGCGACTGCTGCGGGGACAACCGGGAGCGCATGGGCCGCATCCGGGCCGAGCTGGGCCTGAGTACGGAGGGCTACGTCCGTGAGGCCGGTGAGGGCGAGTGAGCGTGTGGGGCACGATCTTCGACCTCGAGGACAATCCGCCGTACCGGTACGAGGGCTCGCACGTTCTGCCGTCCGTGGACGGACCGCGAGATCCCGGCTGCCCCGTGCAGCTGGCGGAAGTCCCGTCACACATCACCCGGGACGGGCGTGACGACCAGCCTGAGGATGGGGCGCCGTGGCCGTGGCTGCGGGCCTCTCTGGGCCGGGAGGACGCCGTGCTGGACCGGTCGCAGGTTCAGGGCCTGTGGGAGGCCATGGGCGCCTGGCTCGAGCAGACCAAGCCCCCACCACCCCCGGCCCGGCATGTCGGTGGCGGGGCGAACGCGGAGGACTGCCCGGGCTGCAAGGGCACCAACCCGCCGTACCCGTTCATCTGCCCCGGGGAGGACCGGTGAGCGGGCCGGGGCGGGCGCCGGTGGAGTGGGCGGACAGGGAGCGCCGCAACGCCAGGAAGGGGGTACGGCGGAAGGTCCTGGCCTGGGCCGGCCTGAACCCTGCGGCGAAGCGCGCGGACGACCTGATGGTCCGGGCGCGGCATGGTGCGGTGGGCGAGGAGTGGACTGCCGCGCTGCTCGCGCAACTCCCGGCGGGCTGGACGGTGTTCCACGGACGGAAGCTGTCCGGCTTCAGCAACGACTACGACCACGTCCTCATCTCCCCCTGCGGGACCGCGGTGGTGACGCTGGATTCGAAGCGCTGGCATGCCGGCCTCGAGACGGTACTGGTGCGGGGCCGGGTGTGTTGCGGTCGGGAGGACCGGCATAAGCAGGTCACGGCGGTGGCCCGGTATGCGGGCCGGTTGGAGCGGGCGTTGAATCTGCCGGGGGTTCAGGTGTTGCCGCTGCTGGTGGTTCACGGGTCGCGGGTGCGGGGCGGTTTCCTGTCGGCGCGTGTGCCCGGCTGGGAGGGTGTGGTGCATGTGCTGGGCCCGGAGTATCTGGTGCCGACGCTGGTCGCGGCTCCGCGGGGGGTGCATGTGGGGCGTGCTGCTGCGCTGGTCGCGCATGTGGACCGGGTTCTTCCGGCCGGGCCGGGGTGAGGCGTACGGTGGGCGGGCGTTACCGCCTGGGGGGCACCCGTTGTGCGGGCCGTCAGTCTTCGGACTGGCGGCCCGCTTTCGTGCGTTCCGGGCCCGGGCGCAGTGATGCCCCGGTCTCGACGGGGGTTTGCGAGGCCGGGGCGTACGGCAAGTGTGGCATGCGGGACTGACAGTGGGCTGTGATGCGGGGCCGACCGGTCCTCCGCCGACAGAGGACCGGCCACCATGCCCGGCACGCCTACCCCGTCTTGCCGTTCTGGCACGCGGAGTTGGGCGTGGGGTCTGGGGTGCGCCGCTTCCCCTCGGGCACACTCCAGGCCCCACGCATTTACCGTGGCTATCCCCAGGTGGTGTCGAGGGGTGTGAGCAGGTTGCCGACGGTGTCGGTGACGGGCTGCACGATGGGGGTGGTGTCGATGGGCGGGGTTCCCCAGGTGGTGTCGTTCGCGGTGTCGGGGGCACCCCACGTGGTGTCCGGGGGTCCGGTGATCAGGTCGGCGGCCAGGGCCGTTCCGGTGGCGGCTGCGGCGGCGAGGCTGAGGCCAGCGGCGATACGGCGCAGGCGGCTCAGGCGGCGTAGTGGGGCGGTGGCGGGTCGGGTGGCTCGGTGTCGTCCTTGGCTCACGGGTGTCCTCCGGTGGTTGGTTGTCGTGAAAAAGATAGTGGGGCGTCTGGCCCGGTTCTCGTGCTCCCGTCCGCCTGCTGCGATCCCTCAACTGCGGTCCCGTTTCCTGGCAGTGGACGGGTGCAGTGCGAGAGAAGGAGGGGGGAGTACGAGCGTCGGGGGACGCCCCATGAGGATGCTGCCGTAGGCTGATTTCACTCTCAACGGTTATCGGATGCTTGTTTGTGCATTGCTTCTTCGTGCAGTGCGCCGCCTTGTTTTGACGGGGGATCATAGCGTTGGCCATGGATTGCACAGGCGGTGACAGACCTGTTCTGTCGCAGGGCGCGGTGGACGCATTCGCGCTGATCGCAGCGGGTTTGCCGGTCCCGGAGGGGGATCAGGATTGCGTCAACGAATTGATCACCTGGGGATACGTGGTGATCGATTCCGAGCACGGAAACAGACCAGTGGCACTCGACCCGGACGACGTCTCCCGCCGGCTCCTCGAACAGGAACTGCGTGAAGCGAACCGGCGCGTCCAGAAGATGACGGTTCTTCCGTCGATCACGCAGCAATTGGCGGGCCCTTTCCAGCGGGCCAAGTTGCGTGCGGGCGGGGGATCCGAGTACATCGCGGACGCGGCCGTGGTCAATGCCCGCCTGGACGATGTGGTGGGCTCGGCGGAGTGGGAGATCCTCGCCGCGCAACCGGGCGGGCCGCGTACGGAGGTTCAGCTGAACCGTTCCGTCGAACGCGACACCGCCGCCTTGGAGCGGGGGGTCGCGAAGCGGACGCTGTACCGGGCGACGGTCCGCGACAATGCGATCACCTGCCAGTACGCGCGCACCATGACCACCCGCCCGACGGGCAAGTCGGCTGAGTTCCGTACGCTGGTCGGCCCGTTCGAGCGGGCCATCATCGTCGACCGGCGGGTGGCGTTCATCTCCAACCACCTGGTGGCCGGCGCCCCCGAGCATGCGGCCTGGCAGGTCACCGACCCCGGTGTGATCGCCTACATGGTCGCGGAGTTCGACGCGAAGTGGCGGCGCGCGGACCCGTGGCACGGGGAACTCGCCCGCCGCGGCCGGGAGGAAGTCGACACGGTGTCCGGGCCGGCCGCGGTCCGCACCACGCCACGCCAGCGGGAGATCCTGCGGGACATTGTGGTGGGGCGTGCTCAGCAGGCGACGGCGCAGCGGTTGGGGATTTCGTTGCGGACGCTGGGTGTGGAGATCGCGGAGTTGAAGTCGTTGTTCGACGCGGAGAGTCTGCCGGAGCTGGCATTCCGGTGGGCGTTGTCTCCGGACCGGCTGGTCGACGACACCGACCACACCACCGACGTGGGCGGGGCGGGGGCAGAGGGCGAGGGCGAGGAAGCGGCGGCCTGAGAGGCCTGGTGGCCGCCAGGCGGGCGTGTAGGCAGGTTCTACTGCCCGTTGCCGAACGTGCCGCCCGGCCCGCTGGTGCCGTGGGCCTGCTGGGCGCGAGCCGACTCCACCGCCGCATCCAGCAGCACCCCCAGCGTGTCCTCCAGCAAGCCCGTGAACCCTGCCTTCAGCGGCTGGTGGAACAGCGCCTCGAGTTGGTCCCGGTCGCGGGTGGCCTGCGCGCCGAGGAAGCGCATGGCGAGGCTGATGTGCGGGGGCAGGTCGTCCAGGTCGGTGCCCGCGTACGGGTCGAAGATGGCGAGGCCGTAGCGGGGGCCGCCGGGCGGCTGGTAGCGGATGGGCCAGATCGCGGTTTCGGCGAGGGACTGCCACAGCCGGTAGGTGCGGTCGGGTCCTTTGCGGGTGATGGCGGTGAGCTCGGCGGCCGCGGCCTGCGGGCGGTCGTGCAGGGCGTGGTGTATCGCTGCCCGCAGGTGGCGGTCGTCGTCAACGAAGTGCTGTGCCATGCGGGTCAGTCTGCCGGGCGTAGGGGCGGCGGCGCAGGCCTCCGCGGGGTCCGAAGTCGATGATCTCGCACGGCTGGTCGGCGTCCGGGTTGTCGTAGAGCAGGATGCATGAGCCGTCCTTGCTGCCGTAGAACTGGGCGTCCGGTCGGTCGGGCTGGTAGATGTGCCGGGCCAGGCACTGGTTGCCGGTGGTGAAGTCGACCTTGTCGGGGCAGAGGCGTTGCCGCATGGAGCGGAAGGCGTCGGCTTGGGAGGGCCACCATTCCATCCAGCGGCGTTCGTTCCACTCGTCTTCGTTCTTCACCGCGTTCCAGATCCCGTACAGGATCTTTCCGCGGCCGGGCTGGAAGCTCTCCATGATGCTCAACGTGTTCTCCGTGGGGATGGGGATGGTCTGCTGCCCGGCGAGCGGCTCCGGGGCGGGCTGTGAGAGACGCTGCTCCACGGCCTTGAGGCTCAGCGTCACATGCCCTCCAGGGGCAGTTCCGCCTGGACGTCAGTGTTCCCGGCCGCCTGCCACTTTTCCCGGTAGCGGCGCGCATCGTAGGAGCACTCCTGGCGGGCGTGGAATATCGCCGAGTCGTCGCCGAGGTCGGGCCGCCACAGGTTCGGGCCCGGGAAGCGGGCGGCCTGCATGCGGGCGGTTATGGCCTCTCCGCAGGACAGGCAGTGCCCGGCCGGAATCGCCATCAGTTCCTCGGTCAGGACCATCTGGGCGCGGACCTTGTCCTCGGTCAGTTCGTGGGAGCAGGGCGGGAGTTCGCCGCAGGCCTTGCAGACGGCGTAGTGCTCGGGCAGCACGTCCCATCGGAAGGAAGCGCGGCCGCGCAGGTGTACGGGCTTGGCCTGGGGCTTGCCGTCGGGGCGCAGGACGACGCTGACGGGCCGGTCTCGCCATGTCTCTTGGGTGGGCCGGTCGTCGCGGCGGCGGGGGTCCAGGGGGTGGGCGTCCAGGTGGAGGCTTTGCCAGCGGTCCAGTTCGTCGGCGAAGGCCTGGTGCCACTTCTCGCCCCACAGGTCCGGGGGAATCTCGCGGACCTCTACCACCCGGTATGGAGAGCGCTGGAAGACGACCAGGGTGTCCGGCTCGAGGGTGACGATCTGTTCGTCCCGCGTGCGGTCGGCGATGCGGTCGTCGCGGCGCCGCTGCGCGCTGGAGGATTGCCCGTACCGGGAGGGTCCGAGGCGGGGGAAGGTGACCGCGAAGCCGGTCTTGGTCGGGGTGCGCGGGCTCCAGTACTCCCGCCCGTTGATGGTGACCATGGTCAGTCTTCCTTCGTGGCGGGGATGACGGTGAACTGGCCAGCGTCTTCGCGGATGGTGTCGCCGAACAGGGCCGGGATCCGCTTATCGCCGACGATGACGGTCAGGCCGATCGTCTCGAGGCGGCCGTTGACGGTGCCGGTGCGCATCTTGGACGGCTCGCACCACTCGAAGATGCTGGTCAGGTTCTCCGGGGTGAGGACGCGCTCGTCGGGCGCGTAGTCGATGTGGGGCATGCCGGCCATGACCATGGCACCGCAGTACGAGCAGTGGAACTGGCCGATCGGGGCGCCGACCAGCTGCTGCGGCTCCCACGGCCAGGGACAGCGCTCGCCCATCTCGTTGAGGGGGGCGCTGATGTGGAGGTCGCGGGTGAGGTCGATCTCCTTGGCGTCCTTCGGGTCGATGTCGGTCCAGGCCTGAACGAGCTTCGCGGTCACGTGGTGGGCTCCTTGTTCTCGAGGGCGTTGCGTACGGTCTCCATGGCGGCATCCCAGCCGTTCTCCCACTCCCCGGGAATAGCCGTGTCGCTGGGGGGTCCGGCCTCGGCGGCGTCCAGGACGCGCTTCTTGGCTTCGGTGAAGGTGCCGGAGGCGATCTCGATGGCGTGCACGGCGAGGTTCCGGACACCGCGCAGGATCTTGATGTGCTCGGCGACCTCCTCCATCGTGAGGGGGCGTTCGAGGGCGTCCCAGATCCGCATCTCCGCAACGTCTGCCATGTCGGCGGGGACCGCGGTGTCCTTGCGGGCGCGTTCGGCTTCCTTCTGCCAGGCGGCGGCGAGCTTCTGCATTGCGGCCAGGCGCGGTTCGGCCTCGGCGAGTTTAGCGGCGCGGGCCTGCTCAAGCTCGCGGGTCAGTCGCTTGACTTCGGCCTCGGCCGCCTCGGTCTGTTGCTCCAGGTGGGCCAGGCGGGCACGTCCGGACTTGGTGCAGGCCTTGAGCGCGAAGTGTTCGGCTTCTTCGGCCCAATCGATCAGGTTGGGCCAGGTCAGGGTGGGGCTGGCTTTGAGGACGCGGGCGAGTTCGTCGTGCCAGTGCGCCAGGTGCTCCTCCGGCATCCGAGCGGGCTGGTCGGTCACGAGGTGCTGGGAGCAGGTCGGCGGCTGGTCGGTCACTGCTACCTCCCGAAGATCGAGTCGTATATGGATTCGACGCGTTCGCGTATCCGCCGGTCTTCGACATGGTCCGGGGCGACGCATTCGTCTCGGCCGCAGCCGGCTCTCACGCGCCCTTCGGGGTCTCTGCCGTGCCGGATGAGGAAAGCGATGCGGTAGGCGGACCAGGCTCGCTTTTGGTAGCGGAAGACGGGGCAGCCATTGCTGTTGCGGTGTCCCTTCCAGAGGGCATGGCCGTCGGGGGCGAGGGTGACGCGCTGCCAGAACATGTCTTCGGGGCTTGCTGCGGGTTTCCTGCCGCCGACTCCCGTGTTTGGGATGTGGAGGGCTTTTCGGGCGGCGGCGACGTGGCGGCGGTGGATGTCGAGTTGTTGGGCTATGTGGGTGTTCGAGTGTCCGTTGTGGAGGAGGTGGGCGATGTCGGAGCGGACTTTCACGGGATTGGGTCTCCTTTCGTTAGAGGCTTTCCAGGGTCGGGGCGAAGTAGAAGAGCTCGAGGGCGGTTTGGCCGGGGATGGTGTCGGGGGCGGGTGGCACGGGTGCGGGCTTGAGCCGGGGCATGGCGCGGGCGCGGCGGCGCTGCTTCGGCGGGATCAGGCCGCGGTCCCGACCGCACTTCTCGCCGAACCCCCGCAGCTGGGACTCCTCGCTGGTCAGGCGCCGGGGGCAGAACCGGCAGCTGGTGCGCCGCTCCGTCACGTTGGCCTCCTCCTGCGGAGGTTGCGGACGGGCATGACGTCCGCCGTCCCGTCGGCGCGCTGAATACAGACGTTGCGGGGGCCCAACTTGCCCGTGGTGACGTGGGGGAGGTCGAGTGTGCGGTGGCCAGCGACGGGCCCGTAGCGGACGACGACGTGCACGGGCTGCCAGTCGCGGGGGCCGCGGTTCTCCCAGTACAGGGCCGGCGGCTCCGGGGTGGTGGCCTGTGTGGGGATGTCCAGGGCGAGCTGCTGCGTGCCGGTCCGGCCGCTAGCCATCAGGCATCCTGGCCGGTAGCGGCCGGGAAGACGTCCGGGTGCGCGGTCTTCCAGTCCAGCCAGCGCTTCGGGTAGATGCCGTGGTCGAGGTCCATTACCTGCTCCAGGGACAGCGGCCCGGGGTGCTTGGCGTACTCGTGCTCGCCGCCGCGCACCTTGGGCCCGGTGGGCACGAACAGAGGCCCGTACTGCCAGGTGACGACTCGGTAGCCCCAGTCGTCGGGCCCGTACTTCACGAACACGCGGGTGACGACGCGCCCTTCGACGTCGAGGGGGCGCTTCAGCATGCGCTGGCGTTCCCGGTCGCCGAGGAAGTAGTGGATGTACTCGTCGATGTACGAGGCGAGCATGGCGGCTTCGGTGTCGGTGGGTCGCTCCTGGCTGCCCCAGCTGTAGGGGCCGGTGTCGACGTCGATCCATGCGGCGATGTACTTCCACTCCGGGTTGAAGCTGGAGACGACGGGGATGCGCAGTGCGGTGAGCGGGTCGTCCTGGTTGGCGTCGGTGCCGAACGGCCATGCGGTGGTCTTGGGCACGGTCAGGCCTCCTTGGCGGGCGAGATGCCGCAGTCCGGCGCGCATAGTTCGTGGTCGCCTTCTGCGTGGGCCATCAGCCGCTCGTGCGTGGTGCACGGCTCACCGCCCGGCTCGCAGCCCCCGACGCTGCACGGGGTGGCCACGTACTCGGCCTCGTTCGCCTTCCGCTGGAAGCGCTCCATGAGCCGGAAGGCCGCGTCGGCGTGCCCGTTGAGGTTCTTGGCGGTGTAGACGGCGCCGGCTTCGTCGCAGATGTCGGCGACCTCGCGCAGGATGTCGGGCCGGTCGATGGGCGGCGGCAGCACGGCCAGCACCGCGTCCACGTCTTCCGTGGCATCGAAGTCGTTGCGCAGGTGCAGTTCGTGGAGCACCCGGGCGAGCTCTAGGCGTACCTCGGCGGGCTGTCCGGTGGGCGACGCGGCAGCAGCCGGCAGTTCGGCGAGGATTCCCGCGACGGCGCGGCACACGCGGTCGTGTTGCCCCGGGAATGTCGGGGTGTGGGGGCCGGGGATGGCTACGGCGTCCCAGAGGGCGTCGGCCTGCTGGACGGTGAGGCCGTGCGTCTGTCCGGTGGGCGGCGCGGCGGTCGGGGTCTCCTCGTCGTCGCCGTCCTCGATCCGCTGGATCACGGCCCGCATCTCGTCCGCCCACTCGGCGGGCACGTGGATGGGCACGTTGTCGCTGCGGCACGGTTCGGTGGCGAGGTGGCCGTGGTTGTCGCCGCGCCAGCACCACCAGCCGACCTGCGACAGCTGCTCGTCGGCGGCCTGCGGAGTCTGGTTGTGGGTCATGGTCGCAGTTCCCCTCGGTGCTGGAGCTCGGTGCGGAAGAGGTGGGCGACGGCGGGCAGTTCGTCACCGGGCTGCGCCGGACGGAAGCGGGCGGCCTGAGCGGCGTGGGTGTTGGCGAGGCTGAGGGCGGTCTGGAGAACCTCGGTGGGCTCCTCGCGGAACGGCCGGCCTGTGGGCTGCGGGTTGGTCACGGGCGTCGCCTCCAGGGGCGGTTGAGGGCGTGGTTCAGGCTCTCGCAGGTGCGGGCATGACGTTGCCCCCGCCCAGTCGGGGCGGGGGCGGGGGGTTAGGCGGGGAGGATTTCGGTGTGCTGGGTCCATCCCTTCATGTAGCGAGTGACGGCGTGGTCGGTGGTGACGTAGGCGCGGAGGCCAGGGTGGGGGGAGGTGAGGTTTTCGGTGAATTCGATGTAGTCGGGGTGGATGGTGGTGCCGACGGTGCCGGTCTTGATGAACTTGGTGGTGCCCTGGGGGGTGGTGCGGGTGATGCGGATGGTGGTGCCGGGGGTGAGGTTGGTGGTCATGGGTGCCCCCAGGGGTTGTGGTGCGGTGTGGTGGTTCCACCGTAACCCATAGTTCATGGCATAGCAATGGCGTGACGGCATTCCCGCACCCCGTAACCCCCACCTACGCCCACGCGTTGACCCAGACGTGACGAAGGGCCCGGCCGGAATCCACTCCCGACCGGGCCCTTGCCACACCCCGCCCCCTACCAACCGGCCCCACACCGGTGCACCCTGGACGGCAGTCGACAACCAGGGCGGTGGATGCCGGTGAACTGTCCCAACTGTGGCGGCCAGGCTCAGCAGGGCCCGGATGGGTCGTGGTCGTGTCCTCAGTGCGGTCCGATCTCGGGTTCGACACCCGGTCCGCGGGTAGGGTCGCCGTCGTGACCCGCCCCGTGAAGCCCGCCGCGTCCAGACTGCCGGATCAGAGCCCGGTGCAGACTGCTGCTGCCGCAGCCGCGTTCCTCGCCGGCCAGGAGATCACCACGACGGACTGCCGGGAGTGCGGCACGCAGACTTCCGGGGTGAACGGCCGGTATTCCTGCGGCGTTTGCGGGTGGTCTAACCACTGGTCAGAGGGCCACACGGTGTTGCCGCCCGCGAGCGAGGATCCCGACTTCAAGCCGTGAGGAACTGGTGCGGACTACTCGGCCCGCGCATACCGGCCCTCCGGATAGTCGCCGAACAAGTGGATGCCCTTTTCTGTCTCCGAGCGTTCCGGTGATGTAGAAGTGGCCGGCCAGTGGCTGATGACGTGCTCGGCGTCGACCAGGACGTAGTCGTGGTAGCCGTCGAAGTCGCCAGGGGAGTCGGCGATGCCGATGTGGATGGGTGCGTCTTCGGGGAGGTGGGCGATGGCTTCCCGAAGCTTGCGCGCGGTCCAGACGGTCGGCTTGTGGTCAAGGTTGTCGGGCATGCTGGGAGGCTATCCACTCGTGCCGTGGTGCGGGTGCATCTGTGACGCCTGACGCGAAGCAACCCCCGGTCGGATAGCGACCGGGGGTCCTCCAGCAGGGCGGCGCTACGGGCTTGCTGGTGGCCGCAGCCTGTAGTGGGGGCAGCGGTCCGGGTCGCCCCAGGACGTCTTGTGGGCCACGGTCGATCCGCACCAGGGGCACGGGAGAACGGGATACTGCGCGCTGCCTTCGACGCCGCAGTGGCCGACGTCCCCGAACTCGGTGCTGGAGTACACGGCGATGGCGGGCCGGCCGCAGGTGCACAACTCGCCGGTCTCCGCCAGACGCTGCTCGCTCATCAGCCCCTCCGGGACGTCAGTGGATGTCGGGAACGTACAGGCCGGCGGCCGCCCCGATCTGCACGACATCCATCGTGGGCTGCAACGCGGACGGCTTCCACCCGGTGGCCTCCTGGATAAAGCCGCCACTGTTCGCCACCGTGGCATTCCACCCACGGTCCACCACGGGTAGCCGCAGCCAGTTCAGCCGCTCCCCAGTCTCCTCGTTCACCGGGTGCGTGAAGTGCGTCAGGAAGTTCTCCGGCGGCACGTCCCCGAACAGCTTCACCAGCTGGGGGTCTGGTGGGGTGGTCAGCGTGTGAGGAGCCCACTCGTAGATGCCGGTGATCTCGGGCAAGGTGACGGTCCAGTAGATCTGAACTTCGCCCGGCCGAAAAAGGTCCGGCCACTTCCGGTGGTCGCTGTTCGCGTTCCCGTCAGCCCACAGCCGCCACAGATCAGCGGCGCTGATCTCGTCTGGCGAGTAGTCGTCCGCGATGCCGGCACCGCTCGGCTCGGCGAGCAGAACGAGTTCGACGGTCTGGGTGTATCGGCTCTCACGATTGGAGAACGTCCACTTGGTGCCGGGCGGGTAGGGCTGCACGGTGTTCTTGGCGCGGGGCATGAAGGCAGTCTTCCAGCCGGCACCGACAACCGGGCCGTCTTCCGGTGGGCCCGCGCGCGGGGCACAGTAGCGGTGGGCTTCGGAGGGGGATGCCGGGTGAACTTCGTCTTCTCGTGCGGCTGGTGCGGCGAGGACTGCGTGGTCTGGGGCCAGCCCATCATGTCCTGGTGGTCGCAGAAGTACTGGGTGGATGACTTCGACTGCTGGAACTGCGGGACGACCTGCACCCCACACGACCCGCCCTGGACTGAAGCCGACTGACGCCGGCGCCCCCAGACCGGATCCGGGGGCGCCGCGCGCGTCAGGGATACTGCGCCATGTCGACAAACCGTCCGTAGTGTCCCTGGTACGCCACGACGATGTTGGCGGCAGGACCGTGGCGATGCTTGGCCACGAACAGGTCGGCCTCGCCGACGCGCGGGGTGTCCCTCTCGTACGCGTCGTCACGGTGCAGCAGGATCAGCGTGTCGGAAGCGAAGGTGATGGCCCCGGATTCCCGCAGATCGTCCAGGCGTGGCCGCTTGTCCGCTCGCTGCTCGGGGCTCCGGTTCAGATGGGATGTGGCGACGACGGGAATGTTCAGCTCACGCGCCATCGTCTTCAGATCACGCACCACGTCTCCCACCTCACGCTCTCGCAGGTCGCTGCGCTTCTCGGGGCGAACGTCCTGAATGCCGTCGATGGCCACCAGGCGGACGTCCCGTTTCTCCACCATCTCGGCCGTCTCCAGTTGGATACGCCGCATGTCGGCGCGGGGGATGTCCCTGATGGACAGAGGCGCCGCCACGACCGTGGGCAGTCGCCGGACGAGGCGTGCCCAGTCCTCCTCGGTCATGGTCCCGGCGCGCATGTGGTGAATGGCGATGCGAGACTCTGCGGCCACCACCCGGCGGGTGAAGGACTGGCGGTTCTCCTCCAGCGTGAAGACCAGGGTGGGGATGCCGTTCTTGATGGCGTTGTGGCGGCAGATGTCCGACAGGAAGGTGGTCCGGCCCACGGCCGGCCTGGAGGCCACCACGGTCAGAGAGCCGGGCTCCAGGCCCCGCGTCAGGTAGTCGAGTTCCTCGAAACCTGTACCGAGCCCGGTCAACGTGTCGCCGCCCCCCTGCGCCACGGTCTCCAAGGTGTCCACCAGGCCTTCGCAGATGTCACCGATGAGGTCTGAGGCTTCCGCACCGGCTTCCTCGGTGGCGCCCGCCTGTTCCGTGATCGCTTCTTTTGCTTCAGCCACGTCGTCCCCCTGTCTTCACGATGCCCTGGCGCGCGACGGCAGACACACGCTTGGGCTCCTGGTTGATCACCACTGCTGGTACTGGCCTCTGCTGATCGCGGCACTCTTTGCACAGCCCATCGTCCAGGGCGGGACCGACAAGCTTGATCGGGACTCCGCCGCACACGGGGCCCACGCAGGTGCCGCGCTGGATTCCGTCAGCCGGGGCCCTACGCGCCGCTGGAACAGCCGCAGCAGTGCGCGTGGGCTCCGGTGCCGCCTTCTCCCGCTCGCGGTCCGCACGCCGGTCCACAGCCCGCATCTCGCATGACGTGCACGGCATGCCGCTGTCTACGTTCGTCCGTTCATCGCAGCGGGGGTCCCGGCACTCGGCGTCGTGCTTCAGCATCGTCACCAGCACGCCGACGGGCTTCTCGAGCGGGCCGGCCTGCTCCTTGCTGCTGTAGTACCGGTCCCACTTCGGCATCAACCGGTACGTGACCAGCTGCTCCACCGTCCGCCCGTCCGGGCTGTCGGGGTTCGTGGCGGCCAGCACTGCATCCACCAGAGACTTCGGGAGGCCCTTCGGCACCAGAGCCTTCAGCGGAGCGGGCAGGGCCGCTACGAAGGCGTCGTACTGGCGGCGTTCCTCTCGGGAGAATGGGGGCTTCGTCTTGCCGGACGCGGCGGAGCCGCCAGACCTCGAGGTCCTACTACCTGCAGAAGGCCTGCGGCCGTCAGGAACAGGTTTTTCGTCTTCTTCAGTCTTCTCTCCCACAGTCTTCTTAAAGAGTGCGGGGTCACCCGACTGTCGGGAATCCCTACACTCGGGGCCCACCTGCTGTTCTGTGTCGTTTCCGCAGGTCGCGCCCGAGTGCGGGTTTTCCGGCACTCGGGGAACGGCGACGCTGGGCGTCCGCTGGCGGCCCTTCGGCTGCAACTTGGCCCGCCGCTTGGCCGCGTTCGCCACAGCAGTCTTGGTGGGTTCGATGACCTGCACGACACGTACGCCGGGCTCTTTGGCCGCTTCAGCCAGCAGGGCCTGAATCTCTGCGTCTGTGGCCGGCGTGTCGTACACGCAGACCTCCGTTGACCACTGGTTGTTCTCGGACGCCATCAGGCGGATCTTCACCACGTACCGGGCCGCCTGGAGCAGCCCCATGGCGTTGGCCATGGCGTCGCGGCCGTACCCGTATTTGGCGCCGATCTCGGCCAGGGTGATGTCCCACCCGTCACGGTGACGGAGCAGGATGGTCAGCAGCGCGAGCGCCATGAAGTCCAGCTGGACTGCGTTGTCGACGGTCTCGTTGGGAACGGCGGCGTATTTCGGCGGCCGCCCGGAGCGCTTCCTCACCGCGCACCGCCGTGGGAGTGGTCACGTGGGTGACTACTTGGCACCGTGCGAAGTGCCGCTAGCATGGGCATGAAGCCTCGCTCTTTGACGTGGTGGAGCTTCTGAATCCAGCGGCTGCAAATCCGCTGGTGCTGCTTGGACGGCCTGGCACCTGAGTGAGCTGCGAACTCTCTCTGCTGGGCCGTCTTGCGTTTCCGGGTGCCGTGGCTGCGATCACGGCGGTCGGAGCGCGACCGTTAGTGCTTGTTCGGGCCTCGGCCACCACGTGGCGGGCCTGCCTTGAAGTACGCCAGGAAGACACCCCGTTCCATGGTTCGGGCGTTGCCGACCATGACGTAGGGGTGCCTGTCGGGTTCATCCCCGAACGGCCAGTCTTTGGCCTTGCGGGCGATGTACCGGAGGCCGTCTGGGGTGATGCTCTCCACCAGGCCCTCATCGATCAGGAGCTGAGCCCCTGTGGTGAAGGTGACGAAGGCGGGTTCTTTCGGGGTCACTGGCGATCACCAGCACCCTCGAACTTCGATGTTCTCGAAGTTGTCGCTACGCTCGGCACGTACGGATCCTTCTTCCTCAAGGTGGGGTCTCTGTACAGCCGGTACGCATTCGCAGTGCGCCGGCGTGGGAACGGTCGACGGTCTTACCCACCGATCGGCCGTTTCTGCTGTTCAGGGCGGTGAACGCATCCCCGTCACTCTCCTCTCACGCCGCGAGGGCGCTGATCGATGCGACGGTCTCCGCCGCAGTCTGGTTACCGGCGTACCGAGGCGCGGAGAGCATCCCCGCCACCCGATCCATCCGCTTCACAATCCACGAAATCTGGTCCTCCACAGGCAACGACAAGACCGGCGCCAGGGCATCGGCCGCACCCTCGACGTCGTCAAGCTGCACCCGAGCCGTAGCCAGATAGATGTGCGCCAGCCGCTCATCATCCAGCGACCGCTCCGCCACCGGACCGGACTGCCACAGCGCGATCGCCTCGAGGGCCTCGCTCTGCGCGCGTTCCGCGTCGTGCCCGCCCTCCAGCCAGATCAAAGACGATCCGGCGTAGTAGGACTGCTTCGCCCTCGAGAACCCGAACAGACCCTCCAGGGAGTCCGGCCGGCGGATCCGCTCCCGAGCAGACTCGGCAGCATCCAGCGCGGCGTTCGCCGCCCTCGAGTCCCCGAGATTGGCCAGACACTGGGCCTCACCACAGCGCAACCGGGCTTCCCCGGTTCCCTGCCCGTGGCCCACCCACTGGTAGCCGTCCCGCACGTACTCCAACGCCCGCCCGTAATCGCCCTGGAACCGGGCAATCAGCGACTTCGTGCCGGCCACCCACGCCGCCAGCTCCGCATCCCCGGCGAGTTCCGCGCACCGGCCCGCCGCAGTGGCGTGCTCGATCGCTTCGTCCGCGTCACCCATGTCGAGCAGCGCGTACGACAGAACCCCGGACAGGCGTCCCGCCGTGAGGTACAGGTCGGAACGGTCCTGCGTGCGGTGGTGCCCCGACCGTAGGCGTTCGAAGGCTTCACCGCGCAGGGCGTGCGCCCGGTCCATCATCGGCCCCGGGGGAGACGCCAGGTAGTCGACGGCCGTGGCCGACACGCCTTCCTGAAGCTCCGTGATGTCCAGATCCGCCAGGGCGGTCAGATCTCGCGACATGGCCAAGGCTGCCGCGCGGGTGCGGTGCACGGCCGCGGCCTCCCGCCGCTCCTGGTCCTCCCGCTGCCACTGCTCAACCAGCGCACCGTTCGCACCGGTCGCCTCGTCCGCAGCCTCCGCCACGCACAAAGGTGTCGGCCGGCGGCCGGTCTCGAAGTTGTGCAGCGACGTGCGGTCATAGCGGACACGCTGCGCCAGGTCCGCGAGGGACATGTGGGCAGCCAACCGCCACTCACGGAGGAGTTCCGGGAAGGTCGTCATGCCGTGAGTCTTCCTCCTCTCCGCTCGTACCGGCAGGGCCGGGAGCCCTGTTCGCCGCGTTTGTCTGTTGGCAAATCCGTGTCGGCCTGATTGCCAACAGCAGCCTCAACTCCAGTGGGTGCGACCGGTGCTGGCATGGAGTCAGCACTGATCCACGTCCCTTGGAGAGACTGCCGTGACGTCACGAGTCGTCGCCCCCTTCCGCCTTGCGCCGTTCGTCGCGCTTGGCGAAGTGGACGCCGTGCTGCGGCTTCCGGGCCTCGAAGTACGCCTCCACCGGCTCCCAAGGGAGCTGGTAGTAGCGGCCGACCTTCTTCCACTCCCCCTTGGGGACGGGGAAGTCCGGGTCGTTGTGGGCGAGCTGCTGGACTCGCTGCTTGCTGAGATCAACGCGTCTGGCGATCTCGGCGAGCGTCACCATCTCTGGCGCCCTCCCTTCCTCGGTCTTCTTCGGCACATCTCCATCTTGCCCCATGATGTTGACCCAAGTCTATATCAGTGGTCTACTGGACATACAGCACGACCCCGGGCCAGCTTTCGCCGGACCGGGGTCGCGTGTCCGGAGCGGTGTTGGAGCACCGCAAGGGACTTGGAACCGCCCTACCTGCCACAACAGGAGGTTGATCCCGTGAAGAAGGATCGCACAGCAACCCTTTCCAGGGCACCGCACCTCGGCGACTTCGTCCACCAGGACGTCATCCCGATGCCGGGCCGGCTTGCGGTGGACTACTACGACTGGGACCTGCACCTCGGGTTCAGCGTCCCCCTCAACGAGGTCACCGCCGGCACCCTCGTCACCGCCACCGGCACGATCGCCGCGGTGGTCCGCCTGTCCGGCGGCCGCGCGATGGCCGTCATCACGACCGCCGACGGCAACAGCGCGCACGTCCTGCTGAACGCGGACATCGTCCGCATGGTGACCCCGGCCCTGTACCGCGGGAACCGGCTGAACGTTCGCGGCACCGTCACCCGCACCACCGTCTCTCAGCCCGCCGGGATCGTCGCGGGCGGCGTGAACGTGGAGATCGTCTGATGGCTACCACCACCCCGACCCCGGCCCGTACCTCTCGTTACCACTACGCGGCGATGCGTCGCGCTGAGGACGCGGCCCGCAGCCTGTCCGTTCGGCACTCCATCGTCGGCTTTCTCGGCTCGGAGCCGGCCACCGACATCGCCGACATGGCGGCCGTACGCGACTCCTACTACCGACTGGCCGCCGCCCACCGCGTAGCCGCGCGGAAGCGGGAGCGGGCCGAGAACCGGACGCTGGCCTGGGCTGCGTTCCGGGAGGGCCCGGCCGCATACATCGGCTGCACCGTCCGCTCCTGGGCGTACCGCATTCGTGGGGCGGTGTCCCGCTGATGGCCGCGGTGATGCCGGACCGTACGGTCCTCGAACGCTTCCCCGCTGGCGGCCCCCGCGGCTCCTGGCCCGCCGAGGAGTTCGCCGCCGACCGCCGCATGGCCGGCGAGCCCGCCGAGGTCGTCATGGACCTCGCCACGGACAGCTTCTTCGTCATCATCCGAGGCGGTGCCCGATGAGCGAGCCGACCCCCGAGACCCCGGACACCCCCAACTCGCCGGAGCAGGCCGCGCTGGAGCTCTACCACCAGCTCGTCAACCTGTCCCCGGACAACGGCGACCGCGCACTTCTCATCAGCGTCCGCCTCCCCAACGCCCAGCTCGTCGGCGACGTGTGGCTGTCCGCCGAGGATGTCGAGCAGCTCATCGACGGCACGCTGACGATCGCCCAGCACCGCATGGCCTACGGGGACCCCGAGCCCGCCGCGGCCCCGCTTCAGCGCGACGAGGACGACGTCGACCCCTGGCCGCGCCTGTCGCAGAACGACATCACCGACGACGCCGTGGAAGACCTGGCCGCCGAGTTCCAGGCGTTCCTGAAGTCCGAAGGCGGCCAGGCATGACCAGCACCAACCCGGTCCACACCGCCGGCAACGCGGTCCCGCCGCTGGGCGGGGAGCTGGAGGGCCTGTTCGAGGACCTGGCCGCCGTCCACGACGTGGGCGTCGACCAGATCCTCTCCGGCCTCCGCCACATCGCCCTCAACCGGCACACCGTCGACCGCACCCAAACCCTCATCGCCGTCCTCGCCGGCGGCGCCGACAGCCTCAACATCGTCGCCCTCATCGGACAGATCATCGCCCGCCTCGCCGACGCCGACACCAACCCCGCCCTCCACACCCTCCCGCTGGACCAGCAGAAGCAGGCCCGCCGCGAAGGCCAGAACACCGCCCACTGGCACACCGACCCCGACCTCGCCCAAACCGCATCCGAAACCAGCGCCGCCATCACCGGCAACTAACCCGAGAGGACCCCTCATGACCGCCACCACCGGACTCGCCACCATCACCGGCGCCGAGGCCTACGCCAAGGCCGTGGAACACGCCGAGCAGGGCGAAAAGCACATCGGCATCGACTCCCGCATCGCCGAGCAGCACTTCGCCGCCGCTACCGCATACGCCACGATCGCGCGCGCCGAGCGTTCCGCCAGCAACGGCGCCCGGCCCGGCTGCTACCCCGACGGCGGCTGGAAGCAGCACACCCACCCCAACGACTAACCACCCACCCCGGGCCTCTGGCCCGGCTCGAGTCCGCCCCACCACCCCCCCCAGTGGGGCGGGCCCGAGCCAGCCCAGCACCCACCAACCACCGGAAGGACCCGCCGTGCTGTTCCTCATCCTCATCGCCCTCCTCTCCCCACTCATCGCCTGGTCTCTCTGGATCGCCTACGCACCCCCCAAGACCACCAAGACCCCCACCACCGGCCCGGAATTCGCCACCGCCCACGGCAACGACTCCAGCACCTGGACCGCCGCCGACTTCGAAGCCGAGTTCGTCTTCGCCGAGATCGACGTCCAGGCCGCCTGGACGATCGCCCACCCCAAAAAGACCCCCCAGGCCACCGACATCAAGCCCGCCGCCTGACCACCCGCCAGTCACCCCCACCCGATCCCAGGAAGGACCCGCCCATGCTCTCCACAGTGCAGAACGCGGCCGAGCAGATGCCCTGGCAGGCATGGGCCGCCCTCCTCGCCCTCACCACCCTCGCCATCGGCCAAATCCTTGGCCGCCGCACCCGCCCCGACACCAACCGCAAGCCCCGCGACAAGGCCAAGCAGCGCACCCTCATCGGCCTCCTCGGCATGGGCCTCGTCGCCCTCCTCGGCTTCGGGCTCTCCGCCAACACCTCGATCGTCTTCGCCCAGGCTCGACTCCACATGGTCGCCCCCTGGACCCTCACCGTCGGCCTCGCCCTCGAGGGCATCGTCCTCGGCCTCACCGTGTACTCCTGGGCCTTCGAGGACAAGGGCACCGCGCGCGCCGCATACCTCCTCGTCTTCGCGCAGGCCATCGGCGCCGTCGAGGTCGTCCGCTTCCAGCACGAGGACATCGGCACCGCAGCCGTCCGCATCGTCGGCCCCGTGATGCTCGCCTACGGCCTTCACAAGCTCCTCGGTCTCGAGACGAAGCTCAAGAAGATCGAGATCAAGTCCGACAGCATCCTGGCCCGCTGGTGGCGCGACCGCCTCAAGCGCCTCGAGAGCAAGCTCGGCATCGGATCCCGCGGCGCCGACGCCCAGGCCATCAGCCGCCGCAACGCCCAAGACCGCCTCGTCACCCTCGCCACCCTCGGCAAGCCCTGGTGGGCCATCGGCACGTTCGGCACCCGCCGCTACGAGAAGGCCCTCATGCGCGCCGGCGACGCCTCCTTCCACGGACTCAACGACACCCTCGACGAACTCGGCACGGAGATGCGGATCACCACCCGCATCGACCGCATGGGCGCCTTCAAGAACCTCCCGAACCGGACCGAGGACTACACCCTGCGCTCCCTGCGCCCCGCTGTAGGCCCGCAGGGCGCACCGGACGCTGCGCCCGACGACATAAGCGGTCTGACCAGCGAGGGCGCACCAGGGCGCACCCCAGGGCCCACCACGGGCGCGCCCGAGGCGACCCCCGGCGAGGCGCAGGCGAGCAAGAGGCCCGAGGCAGGCGATGGCGACCGTCGCAGGCTCGCCTTCGACCTCTACTTCGACCTCCGCGGCACCGGATCCGCCCCCTCCCAGAACGCCTTCGAGCAGGCCTGGCGGAAGGCCGGATACGGGCTGAAGACCGACGACATCCGCGCCCTCTACAAGGACATCCACACCAAAGTCACCGGCAACAACTGATCCCCGAACCAACCAGACCAGGAGAGAGACAGAACCCATGGACATCAACGCTCTGTTCGAGAAGAACGGGATGCGCGACTTCACCGCCGAGCAGCGCGACACGTTCATGAACGACGGGCAGCAGATCCGGCAGATGCAGCGCATCGTCCAGGCCCGCCTCACCCAGATCAGCCTCGACGGCGACCGCCCCGGCGCCGCGGGCCGGCGGGCCCGGAAGATGGCGAAGAAGTTCGGCAAGCTCGCTCACCTGCTGGAACAGGCCGCCGCGCAGTGCGAGGCCATCAACACCGCCTACGTCCACGACATCCTCGAGCTGCCCGACAGGCGCCTGAAGGCCATCGCGGCCAAGGAGAACCGGCGTCAGCGTCTCGGGATCGCGGCGTCCGGTGTGCAGGAGCAGATCGCGGGCTCCCTGAACACCAGCGTGAACACCTTCCACGGCATCGGAGCGACGAATCCGCAGGTCACGCCGCTGGCGCAGGCCCCGCAGTACCACACGGCCACCCCGTCCTACGCCTACCCGGCCCCGCCCGCCCACCAGCCCACGAGCAGCATCGCCGACCTCTTCCCGAACATCGGGGAGACCGGGTGAACGCGCAGCAGAAGGCCGCCCAGACGCGCCTCGCGAACCAGGCCGCCCACTACAACACCGCCCAAGCCAAGGCGGCCGAACAAGGGCCGATGCACCTCATCACGTTCTGGACCAGCGTGTGCCGCAAGCTCGCCAAGGACGCGTTGGAGAACGGCGACCCATCGGTCGCGAACCGGCTCGCCTCCGTCCTCAATGACTTCTACCAACGTCACATCCAGTGACCATCGTCATCATCATCACCCCCCGAAAACGAGGTGATGACGGCCCCAACGCGCGTGCGCAACGCGCGTGCGCGAGGGTCCCCGATCCGACTACAGCCTGTCAACCCCGAAAGGAGGAGGAATGAGCAGCAACGACGACCAGACCACCGGCAGCAACGTCTTCCCGTTCCCCCGGATCGGGTTCACCCTCACCCCCACCACCGGCCCGGCCGGCACCCCGGACACGGCCGGCGCGAGCACGACCACGGCCCCCGACTGGGACGCCGTCACCGTCACCAACAGCGGCCGCCGCAGCCCCCTCGACGCCCTGAACGCGCTCCCCGACCCCGGCCTCACCGCCCCCCTCGTCCCCTACACGGCGCCCCCCGCCCCCGGCACCGTCCCGGACACCTTCCGCGGCGAACCCGCACCCGACCTCGTCGGCCCCCGCATCGGCGCACTGTCCCTGGCCGCCTGCCTGGCCGTCGCGGTGGCCGCCCTGCGCGGCACCCACACCGTCCTGTCGACCTGGTGGGAGAACCGTCAGGCCCGGGCCGCGGAGAGTGCCCCGCTGCGGGAGGCCCGCGCCAAGCACCAGGCGGCCATGCAGGCCATCGGCGACAAGGCGGCCGAGCAGCGCGCCAAGGCAGCCTCCAAGGTGCCCTCGAGTTCGGAGTTCGGGCGGAAGACGCTGGGCGGGGGAGGACGCTCCGGAGGATCCGGCAGTTCCGGGCGTTCCGGTGGCTCGGGCAAGAGCGGCGGGAGCGGCAGTGGCGGATCGTCAGGGCGGAAGCCGTCCGGCCGCTCCGGGTCCGGCAACAGCTCCTCGAGTGGCCGCGGATCGTCCGGGCACGCGTCTGGTGGCCGCGGCAAGACGCCCTCGAAGACGCCGACCACACCCGGCAGCAAGAAGACCCCCACCAACACCAGCCAGCGCAAAAACACATCGGGCAAGACGGCGCCCGGTCGCGGCAAATCCCCCAGCAGTTCGTCGACCAGCCCGGCGATGGAGCGCGGCCGCCGACGCCAGGACCGCACCGACAAACGCCAGGCCGCCCGCCTCAAGCGGAAAGCAGACCGGCAGGCCGCACGCCTGAAGGACCAGGCCAAGGACCACGCCGCCGACCGCACCCGCAAGGAAGCCGCCAAGGACGCCCGCCGGGAAGCCCGCGCCAAGGCGCGCACCGCACGCACGGAGGACAAGAGGGCCAAGAAGGAAGAGAAGAAGGCCGCCCCCGGGTCGCTGGGCAACGCGGTCCGGAAGGAAGCCGCGCGCCGCCTGAAGAAGCGCCGCAAGACGCTCACCCCCATCCTCAGCAAGGCCAAGACGCCGAAAACCCCCAAGGCCGCAGGCAAGGACACCGCGGACAAGGCCAGCTCCCCAAAGGGCACGAAGCCCGGAGCGGGCAAGCCGGGCACCGCAGGCACCAAGCCGCCGAAGAAGAGGACCAGCCGGATTCGCTGGGGCAAGCGCGCCAGCAAGCGCAAGGGCCGCCGCACCCCAGGCGCCGGCGGATGGCGCTTCCCCGGAAGCACGCCAGGTCCCGGCACCACCAGCACGCCCCCGCCCGGTGGTGGCCGTACGCGGCGCAGCCCCTTCGAGAGCGCCGCCCACACCGCGCCCACCACCTACACCGTCACCAGCGACCACGTCCCCGGCAGCCGCGCCAAGCGGTGGGAGCCCGACGGCCTGACCACCGGCGCCCCCGCGCTCCCCGCGACCGGGCCGGCCGCCCTCGACGCGGCCCCCACCACCGCGTTCCCGCGGCCCGGCACCACCCGCCCCAAGGAGGCCCGCCCCATGCCCCCCACACCCGCACGCCAAGACCCGCGCCTCGTCAAAGCCCGCCACCAGGCCGCCCGCACCGGCCAGCAAGTCATCGCCCAAGCCCGCCACATGGACGCCCAGCACGAAACAGAGATCACCCTCGACGACGCCCTCGACGAATACGGCGACTTCAAGGACGACGGCTTCAAAACCCACGACCAGGCATCCAAGCTCGCCGCCCGCGGACGCAAACTCCAAGGCGTCCTCGCCCTGTTCGCCGAAGAACTCGCCACCGACCACAACGTCGTCGGCGCCCTGTTCTCCGCCGCGATGGCCCGCATGTCCGAGTCCATGGACCTCCTGGCCCGCATGTCCGACGAAATGCAGATTTCCTCCCTTGAGGCCGCCGAACTGGCGGAGGCCGCGGACAACGACCTCAACGACGCCTACCGGCCCATCACCCAGGCCACCGCCGACGCCGGCCTGGCCACCCCCTCCGCGCCTATCCACAACCAGAGCTGAAGGAGACAGCCATGAGCGACGGAACCGCCATCGAACCGACCTCCGTACAGACCGCAGCCGAAGCCGGCGGCAGTGCACCCGTCCCCGCGGGTGGGGAGGCGGAGCGGCCCACCTGGTCCGGCGCCATCTTCGGCATCCTCAACTTCGTCACCCTCGCCCTAAGGATCATGGCCCTCGCCGCCGCGGCCGCCATCCTCAAAGAGCAACTGCACCTCCTCAAGGCGCGCATGCACCAGGACGCGCAGCGCGCCCGGCGCCTCGCCGGGCACCTCGCCCAGGCTGGTGCCGACGCCCACTTCCAGGCGCAGGCCTTCGAGGTTGCTGCCGCCTTCGACCGCGTCGCCGAGGCCTCCGGTGAAGTGGCGAACGCCGCCGACGGTATGGAAGCCGACGCCAACGGTGTCCGCGACGCCCACCAGGCCGAGTACGGCGGCATCTACGAAGCCGTGCAGGCCTCCCCCTACGCCCAGCCCAAGCCCGGCTTCAACCGCGTCCGCTAACCCACCCCAACCCTGCTGAAGGAGGAACCATCGTGGCCGTCACCCAGACGACACCCGCCCCCGCCGCCGACGGCCCCCGCCTCGTTCCCGCCCGCTCCATCCGCCGCCGCGCCCGCCTGGAGCGCCTCACCTACGGTGCTGCCGCCCTCGGTATCACCATCGCCCCCCACAACCCCGACTGGTGGCCCGCCCACCTCGGCGCCGCAGGCCTCGCCGCCGGAACCCTCTGGCGCCTCTTCGACAAGTGGGGCCAGACCCCCCTCGGCCAGCCCCACGCAGGCTTCCTCAAGACCTGCCAGAAAGCCCTCCCGGTCCTCACCGGCGCCGGCATCTACCTCACCAACCTCCTCATGCCCGGCACCCCGTGGTGGGAGTACGCCGACGGCGCCGCCTGGGCCGCCCTGATGGGCCTCACCACGCCCCTCACCCACGCCGCGAACCTCCTCGCCCTCGTCCCCACCCCCGACCCGGAGACGCCCGAGCTCGAGGCCGCAGCCCCCGCACAACCCGCGAACTTCGCCGAGTACCGGGCCATGCAGTGGACGGCCTCCGACGCCGGCCGCGACACCCAACTCACAGGCGTCCGCCAGTACTGCGACAACCAGGGCCGCCCCCTGCCCGACTTCGACGCCATCGTCGTCGCCCAGCAGGGCAAGCCCGTCCCCACCCCCAACCCCACCACCCTGGCCGCCGCCTTCGACATGCCCGAAGGCACCGTCACCCTCCACCCCATCGACGGCTCCGGACCCGGCCGCAAACTCCTCACCGCACGCCCCACCGAACACGCCACCCAGGCCATCCAGAACAACGACCCCGTCCACCAGATCTGGAACCAGAAGATCGCCACCCCCGGCGGCGGCGCCCCCGGCATGCTCCTCACCAGCTACCGCGCAGAGCCCAACCGCATCGCCCTGCGCGTCGAAGCCCCCGAAGACCAGCTCATCCAGCTCAACCAGAAACTCATCGCCCGAGGCTTCGGCTACAAGGACACCAGCCTCGTCATGGTCGAAACCGACAGCCTCGGCGACGGCCTCATCTCCCTCTACAAGGAGCACCCCCTGCTGAACGTCCGCGAAGCCACCCGCGAAGACCTCACCATGGCCCCCGACGGCACCATCGCACTCGGTCAGCAGCCCGACGCCCGCACCGGCCGCGTCCCCCTCTACGACCCGCAGATGGGCGCCATCACCGACCTGTACGTCGGCGCCCCCGGAGCCGGAAAGTCCGTCACCCTGCTCCACGTCATCGCCGCCGAACGCCTCTCCGGCATCGTCTCCATCGTCGCCGACGCCCAGGACGGCATGTCCCTTCCCGAGGTCGACGGGCGCGTCTTCCACTTCGGCAAGGGCATCGCCGCCACCGCCGCGACCCTCGCCGCCGCCAACGACCTCGGCAAATACCGGGAGAAGATCAGCGCCGAGAACGGCTGGGGCTCCTTCGAGATCGGCAACCCCTGGCCGCTCGTCAACGTCACCCTCGACGAACTGAACCGCATCCTGTCCGCCGACGCCGTCGTACCCCGCCCCTTCCGCAAGTGGGTCACCGGCCTCGTCGGAGACACCCAGTCCACCGGCCGCAAGCTCGGCCTCGGCATCCGCTTCGCCGCCCAGTCCATCCACCTCGCCGACCTCGGCGACAAGGACCGCATCCGCGCCAACGCCAAGAACGGCACCGTCTGGCTCGGCCGCACCAACTCCTCCACCACCCAGCACATGGCCCGCGACGGCGTCCTGCCCCCCGGCGTCGAAATCGCCCCCATCCCCCGCTACTTCGGAACCGGCGGCAACAACGCCATCGACGCCGCGTTCGAAGGCAAGGAAGCCAAGCACGGCCCGATCACCGCGGGCATGGCCAACATCATCAACGGCGGCAGCCTCTTCACTAACCGCACCTGGTTCGCCCGCAAGGAGAACAAGACCTACCCGCACCTCATCAACCTCATGGAATCCAGCCCCATCCCGTGGCTGACCGAGCAGGAGGTCGTCGTCTTCGGGATCTCCTACCAGCGGTGGCTGGCCTTCGCCGAGGCACTCCTGGCCGGAGAAGGCGAAGAGGGAATCCAGGAGGCCGTGGACGCGCACCAGGGCGTCGTGGGCAAGCAGGCCGCGTTCCTCGCCGACGACGACGAAGACGACCAGCCGTCCGCCGGCTCCATCAAGGACCGCATCCTCGACCTCCTCGCCGACGGCCAGCCCTGGCCCCTCAAAGACGTCCGCCACCGCCTCGACGACGTCGCCCCCGGCAGCGTCAACAACGCCATGACCGAACTCCGCGAAGCCGGCCACGTCCAGCCTGCCGGATCCCGCGGCACCTACCAGATCACCAACTAACCCCGCCCCGAAGGAGCACCCGCCCGTGACCACCCAGCCCGGCCACCGCCCCGCCGCCACCCCGGCCGGGCCCCACACCCCCGACACCCTCCACCGCGCCGCCCAGATCGCCGCAGCCGTCGACGCCGTCTACGAACAGCCCACCGCCATTCGCATCAACGACCCCGACATCCCCTCCTGGCAGGACGGGCCCCGCATCGGCACCACACCAGCCATCACCAACCAGCCCGGCGCACGACGACCCGCCATGAGCCAGCGCGCCGTCGACCTCAACACCACGATCCTCTCCAGCAGCGTCCTCGTCGCATCCCTCGGAGGAGCAACCTGCGCCGTCCTCTGGGCCTCCAGCGTCGCCAACTCCACGGTCATCCAGTGGATCTGCGGCTGCGCCGTAGCCGTCCCCGCCGCCCTCGCCGTCGCCGCTCTCGCCTTCAAGAGCTTCATGAAAAGCGCCAAGGACGTCGTCCAGGCCGCCCCGCCCCAGATCAACCAGTACTACACCGGCTACGTCGACCAGCGCTCCACCCACCAGAACACCCAGACCCGCGGCGTCATCGCCGTCACCAAGAACACCCCCGAACTTCCCCGCTAACCCCAGGAGCCCGCCATGGCCGCCACCCACACCCCGACCCGCCGCACCCGCAACACCCGCACACGCCGCCGCACCCGGCGCTTACCCCGCCTCGGCGGCTGGTGGATCGCCGTCATCCTCTCCGTCATCGCCGTCGCCAGGACCTGGCCCCTTTACACCGGCGCCGTCACCGCCCTCATAGCTGTAGCCGCCGTCATCGCCGTCGTACGCCCCCGACGACTCGCCCGCCCCCTCGGCTGGGCCACCACCCTCATCCACATCATCAACACCTACCGCACCCGCATGCCCGCCCCCGGACACCGCACCCTCGACGCCTTCCTCGCCATGAACCCCACCCAGTTCGAACACGCCATCACCGCCCTCGCCCGCGAAGACCGCAACGTCACCTACGCCCAGCAAGTCGGCCAAGCCAACGACCGCGGCGCCGACGTACTCATCCAAGTCCGCGGCCGCCGCATCCTCATCCAGTGCAAACACCACCAACCCGGCCACAACGTCAGCTCCGAAACCATCCAGATCACCAACGGCGTCTACCGCGACATCCACCACTGCGACGCCGCCATCATCGTCACCACCGCCGGCTTCACCGCATCCGCCATCGCCACCAACACGATGCTTCCCGCACCCATCCGGCTCGTCGACGGCCACGCCCTCACCACCTGGGCCAACAACGGCACCCCACCCTGGACATGACCCCCACGCGGGGGAAGAGGAAGCCACCTCAGACAAACCGCCGAATCTACGGCAGCATCAACACCACAGCCCGGGAACAAGGCAGTCCCCCCGCCCCAACGCCCAGGCCCACGGCCCCACCACCCGGCAACCCCCCGTCCGGGCAGGTGGGGCCGACCCCTATCCCGGGAGGCCAGCCGTGAACCGCCCTCACCGCAAGCTGAAACTCAACAACCGCACGACAACACCCCAACCAGTCACGATCGCCGAATGGGACGTGACACCCGGCCTCCACGAATGGATCGAAAGCGAGATCAAGCAGCGAGAAGACACGGCCGCCCCACTGGTAGGTCTCGGGACGTGCCCCGACTGGGGCCACTGCCAACCCGACTGCACACACCCGGTCGCCACCAACAACGCCACCGACATCCTGCGCCGCTGCACCGCCGACCGGAAGATCCTCGCCGCACACCCCTACACAACGCGCGTCATCAACCCGGCCTACGGCCCCCACTCCGCCGGATTCGGCTGCGAGACCTGCCACGACTGGGACGGCGTCCCCGAAGGACGCGGCAACTGCGCCACCATCCTCGCCCTCGCCGAAGCCTACGGACTCGAACCACCAGGCGAACAAGACGTCGAGATCATCCCCGGCTGACCAGCAGATCGAAGCCCGGACCGGTCCACGCCGGATTCGCGCGCGTGAGGCGCAGAGAGGGAGCAGGGCATGCCTGACCTGTACGGATGGATCGTGGAGCAGATCACGGCTCAGGAGGTGGTTGCCCGGGCGGCAACGGACGGCCCGTGGAGTCTGCATCCCTGCCGGACCGATGAGCCGGGCGTTCTTGAGGTTCGCCATGGGGAGCAGCGCGGGACTGACATTGTCACGGATGCCTACACGGCGGACGCCTGGCATATCGCCGTGAACGGGCCGAACGTCGCACTGCGCCGGTGCGCTGCCGACCGGAAGCTCCTCGCCCTGCACAAGCCGCGCGGCGTGGACTGGGATGCCGAAGGCCGCGACTGGGCCGGGAACCCGTACGTGTGTGAGGGGTGCGGGCAGGAGGGCATCTGCCAGGACTGGGTGACCGAGCACGCCAACGACTGCCCCGTCCTCCTGGCGATAGCTGAGGGGTACGGGCTGACGGAGACGGAGCGGGCGGTCCTGGACAGGCCGCGGTGGGAGCCGGCCCGGTCTTGCGGGCCGTCGGTGCTCGGGGAAGCCGTGGCGAGGGCGTGGGAGACGGCGGTACGTGCGTCCCTTCAGGCTTCCGGTGTCTCCAGGGAGGCCTTCGTGCTCAGTGATTCGGTGGAGCCGAGTCCGAAGGAGAAGGCTTTGAGCATCCTTGAGCCCGAGCTGCGGACTATTCGGCTGTACCGGCCGGCCGAGGGCCCTAAGCCCTAAGTTACCGGCTGGTTCGGGTGCGACCTGCGGAAACGCGGGCCCCGAAGCCCCACTCAGTCCATGAACGAGCCGTCCCGACGCACCTGATGCCGCGACAAGACGTGCTTGCACTGCGGGCAATGCCGGATCGTCCCCCGCTTCACGAACAGGCTGATCCCGCACGTCATCAAATGCCCGAACCCCGCCGCCAGGCTCTGGCCGGCCCGGCTCAGCCCCGGCATCGTGCACGTACGACAGTCACGGCAACCCATCGTGTCCCCCCTCAGAGATCAAGAGCCACAGAGTACGCACGGGGCTTCCGGTCGTCACCGGCCCGTACAAGCCCGGGACTTGATCGGAACACACCCGTCACAGACGGGCACACTGGGGGAGAGGGGAGTTCCGTTCCAACCCAAGGAGGTGATGAGCACTGTGCCAAAGCGCCAGAAGCCTCGCGGCTTCGCTTCCAAGGCACAGTGGTTAGGCGATACTTCTTCGCCAACCCGCGACTGAGGGCCCGCTTCGCCCACCAGAAGGCCCACGCCACGAAGGGCGGGCCCGTGGCCCGCTACCGCCGTCTACCGATGCGCAAGGGCGTCCGACGCCGCTGAACCGCGCAAGCCCCCGCCCACCCACTCGCTCAGTCCAGCCTGAACAAACCCCAGACGACCAAGCCGGACACGGCCAAAGCCGCCACACCGATGGCCACCGTGAGAGCTGCTGTGGTGACGAAGTCCCGCAAGCTCACGCCTCGTCCCACCACTCCAGGCCCGGAACGAGCCGGATCCCGTCGAACTCCTCGGCAGGCTTGAAGAACCCGCAGCCCGGGACCTCGCACTTCCAGCCCAGCCGCATCGGATCCTTCACCAGCAGATGCTGATGCTCATCCGCCCACTCACCAAGCAGCGGACCGTATGCGAAGACCATGCTGTCCAGTCGGAGATTCACGACTGCCCTCCCTCGCACCGGTGCACGCGGTACAGGACCTGCCCGCCCCACGTCTCCACCGTCTGCGTATCGCCCCGGCAGTCCTTCACCAGGCACGCCCGGCTGGCCCGCCTGACCGGCCGCCGCGGTTCCTCATCTGTGAGGCCCAGCTCCCGCTCGAGACGCTCGATCCTCGCGTAGTCGGGGCGCGGCCGATCAGGCATCAGACGATCCACCACAATCCATGGCGCCCGAGTGAAGAGTGGCGCACCCGGCTGGCGCCCTACCCAGGTGAAGAACAATGCGCAACCGGCGCTGAACACCCACACCACAACAGGGATCTCAGGCACGGGGCCTCCTTCACATCCTTGGCGTGCCGCCAGTATCCCGCTTACGCCGCCTTGGCCTGCCCCTGCTTCGGATCGGCCTGGTCGTCGACCGGCTCGCCGTCCGCCGGGTCCTCCAACGCCCCCTCGCCGTCGGCCGCCGGATCGTCCTGCGAGTCCGGCCCACCCGTGTTGAACGGGTCGCCGGCCGGGATCGGATTCGCGGCCTGCTTGTCGTCCCGGATCCGGGCGACCTCCTTCAGGACCTCTTCCTCATCCCACTCCGGGCGCAGCGTCTTCACCTTCATATAGGTGGAGATCGCCCCCGCCGTCTCCAAGAACGACAACGTCCGCCCCACCGCCTCCGGGTCCGGCTGCACCGCCTGCGGCCACGTCGCGGTCAGCTCCGCCGCAGGGTCCACGCCCTTCGCCTTGCAGTGCACGACATCCACCATCATCGTCGCCGTCACCAGATCCAGCAGCGCCGGCCGCTGATACAGGATCTTCGTCCCCCGCGTGGTCAGGGACTCCTCCTTACGCGCCACGACCTCTGTCGCGGTCGCGGCCACCGTTCCTTCATCCCCGAACGACTGGGCGGAGTAGCCGGCACTCGAGAGGATCTGCTTGCGCAGCGCGCTGCACGTCCGCTCATGCTCATCCACCCTGATGTTGAACTGGTTCATCGCCAGCGCGGTCGCACCCGATCCGTCGTCCAGCATGTTCAGCTGCACGAACACCTCACGGTCCAGGTCGAACATGCCGCCCGTGCCCGGCCCGTCGGTCTCCAGCATCGACTGCGGCAGCATGATCCGCGCCTTACCCAACCGCAGATCCCGCATCCACGACGTCCACGCCTCGTCCAGCGCCCCCAGCAGCGGCTCAATCCCCGCAAAATCCGAGCGCCCGAACGGGACCGCCTCCGGGATGTGCCCCCACCCACGGTTGGGGCGAATGTTCGGCAGATAGGCGACCAGCAGCCGGTCAACCTGCGTATCCACCATCCCCTTGTCGTTCACCCGGCCGGCCAGCCCCTCCGTCTCCGGGTGATCGGCCAACGCCATCGACATGCCCAGGACGTCCGCATCACCCTTGTACAGCCCGTACTCGATGCTGCCGGGCTCGTGCCGCTCCAGCAGCCGCCACACCTCCGACCCTCCGGTCGGAGAGTCCAGCTGCCGCCACACGGTCGCCGCCGCGAGGATCCCCCACTTCCACTCCGGGATCACTGCATCCGGGCCGAGAATGTCCCACCACGGGCGCGGCCGCAGGCTGACATCCCACACCACCCGCACATACACCCCTGACAGGGCCGACGCCAGCTCTGTGCCCTCCCGCATCGTCGCGTGTCCGCGGTCGTCCAGGTACCGCTTGATCTGCTCCGTCGTCGACTTCGCCAGCCCCGTGTCCTCCGTGGAGTCCGTATCGACCGTCACCGACGGGATGTCCGTCCACAGCAGGTTCGCGGAGAGCTCGGCCACGTCCGCGGCGATCGGCACATGCAGCTTCGCCTGCGGCTGACCCGGCGTCACCGGCTCCCCCCAGAACATCCGCGCCAACCCGCCCACAATCCCGCCCCGGTACTGGGACGGCTTGTTCAGGTCGAAGAACTCCCGCGCCCGCGGATTCTGTGCGTACGAGCCGGGCCCGCCGTACACCTGCGCCAGGTGGGCGGTGTCTCCGCCGTACCAGGCCCGCCACACATCCATATCAGCGAACGGCTCCGCGAACTGGACCGGGGGCCAGGGGGTCTTCCCAGACGGCGGCAGCGGCATGACAGTCTCCTTCGAGGGGTTGAGGGTCAGGCGGCGAGCGCGAGATGCCGCTGCCACAAAGCACGAGTGGTGAAGATCCCGTAGCGCAGGGCGTCCACCCCGTGGTCGGCGACCTTCAAGGGCTGCTCGATACCGCGCAGGGAGGCCTGGTCGTCCCAGCTGTAGCCGCCGATCTCCTGGATCAGCGCCTCACAGGACTTGTGGACGAGGAGCTTGTTCGCGGCCAGGATGCTCGAGACGGTGCGGATTCCGTCCATGACGTCGTTCTTCGCCGGCGTCGGGGTGAGCTTGTCCCGCTTCAACTGCGCACTGAACGAGGCCGCTGACGGGTCGACGGTAATGAACTGCGGGCGCACCGCGCCGATCCCGGGCACATCCTGCAGCCAGCCCCGCAGCCGCTCGCTGTACTCGGTGTCCGTGAGCTGCTTACGGGTCTGCCGCGCCTCGTAGCGCCACTCCGCGGCCGCATACAGCTTGCGGTCCCGGCCCAGACCCAACAGGACAGCGTGGAACGGGTTACTCGTGCCGTAGTCCACGCCCAGCGAGATCCACCGGTGGATGCCCTCGGACGGCAGGTCGGTGACGATGTGCCGGTCCCGGTCCCACGCGTCGTAGATCGCGCCTTCAGCGGCCACCCACTCGCCCAGGATGAACCGGCGGTAGAACAAGCCCTCATGAGAGGCCTTCTGGTCGGCCACGTAGTCGGGGTCGAGGAAGGGGTTGTCGTCGATGGTGAAGGAGAACCTGCGCACAGGCTTACGGCCGGACTGGGATAGCCAGTCCCGCATGAACCAGTGGGCGGGATTGTCGGGGTTGGTGGTGCAGAACAGCTGGGCGCCGCGCACCGACATCCGGCCGTAGAGCTGCTCGAAGAACACCTGCGGAATGAGGGTGACCTCATCCACGTAGGCACCGCACACCGTCATGCCGCGGATCTTCGGCTCGGACTTGGCGTCGTTCGCGCCGATCACATGCACGGTCCGGCCCAGGATGACCGCGGTCGGGGCGCCGGGCGTGTAGTGGATGAGCTTGGCGATGTCCCCGAACAGCGCCTCGTCCTGCATCGGCAGAAAAAGGTTCCTATGGATGGTCTGCGCCGTCTTGCCGATCATCACGAGCTCGCCCGTGGACGGCGCATTCGCAATGAAGATCAGCCACTTCAGGAGGGAAGCGATCGTCTTCCCCGACCGGATCGCGCCCTCCCAGCAGCAGATCTTCACCGTCGACTCGGCGACAGACCGGATCTGCTTCCGGGACAACGGCAGCGACTCCAGCGTGGTGGTCACGGGCTACGCCTCGCCGTCACCCTCGACGGCCTGCTCATCCTCGGTGCGCGTGAACGCCACCAGCGCCTCACCCAGCGACCCGAGCATCGACTTGGCCGAGTCCAGGTTCGACGCCTCCACCGCCGGCACCAGCTTCAGCGACCGGTCCACCGCCATCGCCGCCGTTGACATCAGCGCACGCTTCTCCGACGCCGGCGCCTCATCGAAGACGTGCTCCTCGTACGAGTTCTCCTTGCCGCCGAAGGAGTAGACGGTCGTCTCCTCCCACAGCTGGCGGCGCAGCCTCTCCGCGTCGGACAGCAGGTCCTCGGCAAGGATCGACCGGCGTTCCGCCATGTCGGCCAGGCGCGCCTCGGTCGCCGCCTGGATCTTCGACCGGTCGAAGGTGAGACCCAGGAACTCGGCGGTGCGGGACACCATCACGGGCGGTTTGTCGATCTCGCGGGCGATTCTGTTACGGCCGTAGCCGAGGTCGTGCAGCTCGCGGATCCGGTCGTGGAACTCCTCAGGCAGGGGCTGGGGCATCATGCGGTCCTTCGGGCTTGGGCGGGGACAGAGGCGCGGTGGGCGGCGCGGGCGCGCTGCTGCAGCAGGACGGGCAGCGCGGTGCCGGTGGTGTTGACGGTCCAGCGGGGATGCCACGGGATTACGACGCACCGGCAGTGCGGATGTCTGGGGGGCCCGGGGATTGCGGTGAGGAACACGGTCCGCTCGGGGGCCAGGGAGAGTCCGCCGGGGAAGCGGCCGCCGAGCCGGATGGAGCGGCCCGCGTAGGCGGCGCAGGCGGGGCAGGCCCCGGGTTCGGCCACCCACAGCATCCGCACCCCCGGGCCGAGATAGCGGGCCACGACCACAGCGGCGTGCGCGGACGCGGAGGTGACAGCGACAGCGACGCCGGCGGTGATGCGGGTGACCGCGCGGCGGGCGCGCGTGAACACGGACTTCAGTCCGGCCAGCCCGTACGCGGTGAGCCCCGCGGTCGTCAGGAGCGCCAGCGCGTGCGCGTGCTCTTCCTGCACGGCGGCGGGGATGCCGCCCGCGGCCCGATCAGCCGCTACGCCGGTCTCCGCAGCGATGGGGGGAGGGGCAACACCACGCAGCATTCCGACGATCCTGGAAGCGTGCTGAATGCCCATGGACGCCGCGGTGAACGCGGCGCGCTGCGCTTCGGCCATGGCGTAGGCGCCCTGGCCGTGGAAGGCGGCCTGCAGGGCTTTGCGGATGTGCTCGATGAGCGCGGCGAGTTCGGCGGGCGGGGGGATGTGCTGGGTTGTGGTGGTGGCCATCGCCCAGCGGAGGGTGGCGTCTTGCTGTGCGTCGGCCAGGGCCTTGGACAGCGGGCGGGCGGCGGCTGCGGCGTGGCGGTGTTCGAGGGCCCGCAGCAGGGCGGGCTGGCGTTGCGCGGCGTCGGCGACGTTCTTGGAGGACTCCACCACACCACCCCCTCTAGATCCGTGGAATCAAAGGCTCTCTTGCGTATCTGCCTTTGATTGTGCAGCATAGACCCAGGGTTTGGGTTAGCATCCATGCCAGACGTGGGCGGCCAAGGTGCCGCGATCAACCACGTCCAGGCAGCCCAAGGAGGCTCTGAGATGTCGACCCCCGCCCAGCCCGGAACGCCCACGACGGACCCCGGCAACCAGCCGGCCACCCCGCCCGCGCCCCAGGCACCCGCACCGACTCCGCCAGAGCCGGCCGCACCCGCAGCCCCGGCAACACCCCCCGCTACTCCCGCCGAACCCGCTCCGGCCACCGAGCCGCCGACCGAACCCAAGGCCAAGGCGCCCAAGTTCGAAGGCGACTTCGACCCGGCCCGCTTCGAGAAGCTGGTCGAGAACCTCCGCAGCGACGTCGAAGCCCAGAAGCAGAAGACGACCGCCGCAGAGCAGAAGGCCGCAGAGCAGCAGGCCGACCTCCTCAAGAAGGTCGCCGCCGCTTTCGGACTCGACACCGGCGAGGAGAAGCCGCCCACCCCCGAAGAGCTCACCAAGAAGCTGAGCGAAGAGCAGTCCCGGACCAAGGAGTTCGAGGACCGCGCCCGCCAGACCGAGGTGGAGCTCGCCGTCTACAAGTCGGCTGGGGCGCACGGCGGCGACCCCGACAGCCTCCTGGACTCCCGGGGCTTCGCCCAGGCCATCGCCAAGCTCGACCCGGCCGCTCCTGACTTCGCTGCCAGCGTGGAGCAGGCGGTCAAGCAGGCGGTGGAGGCGAACCCGAAGCTCGCCGCGAAAGCAGCCGAGCCGGCCAAGCCCGCAGTCCCCGCGGGCGGTGCGCCGATGGACGGGGCCCCGGGTTCGAAGCGGCAGCTGGGTGCGGAGGACGTCGCGCGGATGACCCCCGAACAGATCACCAAGGCCGTCGAAGAAGGACGCCTCACGTCCTATCTGGGTGGCCGGTAGGCATTAGGAGCCTCCGTGTCGATCAACAACTTCAAGCCGGAGATCTGGTCTGCCCAGGTTCTGACGGCTCTTCGCAGCAGCCTCGTTTACGCCCAGCCGCAGCTCGTCAACCGCAACTACGAGGGCGAGATCAGCTCTCGCGGCCAGTCGGTGCACATCACCACCATCGGTGACCCGACGATCTTCGACTACGACGCGGGCGACACCATCAACTACGAGGACGTCGAGACCGCGGGCACCGACCTGGTCATCGACCAGGGCAAGGCTTTCGCGTTCAAGTTGGACGACGTCGACAAGGCGCAGGCCCTGCTGAACCCGATGGCGCAGATGGCGACCAACGCCGCCTACGGGCTGCGAGACAAGGCCGACGCGTACGTCGCCTCCCTCTACACCGGGGTGGCTGCCGCGAACACGGTGGGCTCCACCGGCGCACCGATCGACACGTACACCACCCCGACCGACGCGTACAGCAAGGTCCTCGTCCCCCTGCGGACCAAGCTGAACCGGGCCAACGTCCCCATGGAGGGCCGCTACGTCGTAGCGAGCCCCGAGTTCATCGGCTCCATGCTCAACGACGACCGCTTCATCCGCGCCGACGCGAGCGCCACCACCGAGGGACTGCGCAACGGCTTCGTCGGCCGCGCCGCCGGCTTCGACATCCTCGAGTCGAACAACACGCCCAACCCGTCCGGTGACACGCAGGTCATCCAGGCCGGCTACCCCGGGGCGATCACGTACGCGGAGCAGATCATCGAGACCGAGGCGCTGCGCCTGCAGAACACCATCGCCGACGCCATCCGCGGCCTCCACGTCTACGGCGCCAAGCTGCTGCGCCCCACCGGGATCGCCGTCGCGTTCGTCAACCCGGCCGCCTAGCCCTCCCAGGGCACCGACACCTCTCGTGCGCTGATCCCCTAGGAGGCCTCTCATGGCGCGCACCGCCGTCACCTACACCGCTCTCACCCCCAACGGCCACACGTCCGACGTCGCCGGCACCACCATCGACGCGACCCTGGTCACCAACGGCGTCATCATCAACGACGTCGACCCCGAGCGCACCGTGCTCCGCGTCGCGAACACCGCGACCGGCGCGAAGAACGTCATCGTCCGCACCGGATCCGGCAGCCAGTCGTGGATGGCCGGCCAGGGCGACCTCACCGTCGCCGTGGGCGCGAACACCGGCAAGGAGTTCGTCGGCCCCTTCACCTCCGCCCGCTTCCAGCAGCGGGGCACGAAGCTGTACGTCGACTTCGAGTCCGGGTTCCTGGGCACCATCACCGTCTTCAAGCTCCCCAAGGCGTACTGACCATGGCGGCGCGCGAATACGAAGGCACCGGTGGGCTACGGCTCACCCTCGAGGACCCGCTGTCCCCCGAGATGGCCAAGCAGGTTGCCGCCGGGCACTTGCACCCCGTCGACGGCAAGCCCACCGATGTGGAGGCCGGCGACAAGTCGCTGGTCGTCGTGCACGGCTCGGAGGCCGACACCGTCAACCGGGTCGGCGACCACCGCCGCGCACCCGGGGAGCGGCCGGGCGAGGACGCCCTGCCGGGCGAGTGGGCCACCTACGCGGTCGCCCTGGGCCTGAACGCGGGCCAGGCCTGCACCCTGACGCTCACCCAGCTGCAGGAGTGGGTGGACGCGCACGAGTCGGCGCTCGGCGAGGGCCAGGACGCCCCCGTGCCGAACACCGACCCCGAGACCCCGGTGGAGCCCCTCCCGGACCGGCCCGCGAAGTCCGCGGCCGTCGCCGAGTGGCGGCAGTACGCCATCGCCCTCGGCATGGACCCCGACCAGGCCAAGGACGCCACCAAGTCCGACTGCCAGGACTACGCCCAGGTCGTCGAGGACGCCCGCGACACCGCGCAGCCCAGCGAGGACGAGACCGGGGGCCAGGAGTAGTCATGGCGCACGCGACGATCAGCGACCTCGAGGCGTGGCTCGCCCCCGAGCCCGCCCCGGCGAACGCGTGGCGGCTCCTCGAGCAGGCCTCCGACGCGATCGACGGCGCGCTGACCGGCGCCATGTACAGCCCCGAAGACCCCGAAGTCCAAGCCGTCCTCACCAAGGCGTGCGTACGGCAGGCCCAGTTCATGATGGACCGCGACGACGAGACGGGCGCCAACTCCGACGTACAGTCCATGACGGTCGGGCAGCGCTCCATCACCCGCCGCGCCCCCAACAACACCAGCAGCAGCGGCGGTTCCGGGGTGCCGGTGGGCAGGCAGGCTGCCCTCGTCCTGCGCAACGCCGGGCTGCTGACCATGTGGCCGCTGGTGACCGGCTGATGCCCGGGCCCATCGGACGCCAGTCCGTCACCGTGCTGGACGCCCCCCTCATAGGCGGCGACTACAACACCCAGGTCCGCGACTGGGACCACCCGACCCAGACGGTCGTGTCCGGCTGCACGGTCGACTACACCACCGCCTCCCGCACCCGGCAGGCGGGCGACCAGACCACTACCCGCGCCCAACTCTTCATGCCCCCACGGGCGATGACGGTCGTGAGTGGGATGCGCGTGGCGTGGGACGGCCGCACCTGGGACGTCGACGGTGTGCCCGCTACCCCGGAGAGCGCAGGCCCGCTGTCCGGTCAGGTCATCTCCCTGCTGGAGGTGAAGGGCGCATGAGCAGCGACGTCATCATCACGGTGGACCTGGACGAGGACGCCATCCACAACCTGCCGCTCTCCCGCGAAGTGCAGGACGACCTCGCCCAGCGCATGGACCGCGTCGTGGACGTAGCCAAGGCCACCGCCCCGGTCCTCACCGGCGCCTACCGGGACTCCATCCACCGCGTGGAAGAGCCCGACCCGGACGGCACCGTCAACGTCGACGCCACCGTCGACTACGCCTACTACGTCGAACACGGCACCCGACAGGTCGACCGCAACGGCCACTCCATCCACCGCCCCCACTACACGCTCTCGCACGCCCTGGACGCGGCAGGGGGCGATCACTGATGAAGGAGACCACCGCCATGGCTGACCCCGCAGACCTGGTCACGCTGAAGCTCATCTTCTGGCACAAGGGCAAGCAGCCCGGCGACACCGTCCAGGTCCGCCGGGACGAAGTCCGCTCCTGGTACGGGTTCGCCGAACTCGTCGACGACGTCGAACCGGCGAAGGCCGACGAGAGCGCGGACACCGGCGCGCAGAAGACCCCCGACAAGGCCGACGACACCAGCACGCCCGCGAAGGCCCCGGCCAAGACGAGCACGGCCAAGTAGCGATGACGACGCCGGTTCTCCCCGACAGCAAGCAGATCGCCATCGATCTGCTGCAGAGCGCGCTCGGTAGTACCGCGCGTGTCGTCGGTGAGCTCCCGGACTCGGCCGGCTTCGACGCCGAGCTTCCCCTGGTGCGGATCCTGCGCATCGGCGGCACCGCCGGACTGCGCGGCTGGGCCGATCCCTCGGCGATCGACCGGCCCCGCTTCTCCGTCGACTGCTACGCGCTCGCCAAGCCCGCCCTCGGCGCGGCCATGCGCCTCGCCCTCAGGGTGCGCGGCGAGTGGGAGCTCCTGCCCGGGCAGGCCACCGCCGACGGGATCGTCACCGCCACGTCCGAGGAGACCGGACCACAGGACCGGCCCGAAGAACCCAACACCGGGGTTCGCCGGGTCGGCATGACCCTGGGGATGAGCGTTCGCCCACCCCGAACCGTGAGCTAGGAGGCCCGTCGTGGGCAACGCAGACAACATCAAGATTGGCGTGAAGGGCCGCGCCTACGTCGCCGACGTCGGCACGACCTTCCCCACCAGCCCCTTCGTCGCCTGGGGAACCGGCTGGGCCGACCTCGGCTACATGCACCCCGACGGTCTCGAGGAGGCCCTCGGCGAGGACCGCACCGAGATCAACGCCTGGGGTGAGGAAGCCCCGGTGAAGACCCGCGTCAAGTCCCGCGACGGCTCCTTCAAGATGAACTTCCTGGAGACGACAGCGGAGATGCTGTCGCTCTACTACGCCGTCCTCATCTCCGACATGACCTCGGTGCCGGCCGTGGTCGGGCCGCCGGCGACCGGCCAGTACCTGTCCTTCGGGACCGGGCAGGCATCCCCGGGCATCGAGAAGGCCCTGGGGATCGACATCATCGAGGGCGACGAGATCGAACGCATCATGATTGCCCGCGTCGACGTGTCCGACCGCGGCAACCGCAAGCGTTCCGCGGACGACGCCAGCGGCTACGAGCTCACCTTCAAGCCGCTCGCCGCCCCCTCCGGCGGCCAGGCCGTCCAGCGCTTCATCACCAACATCGCCCTCCCGGCGTAACCCCCTGAACTGGTGGTCCGCCGCGCTCACATCCCTGGGCGGGGGCGGCGCCGGCGGACCACCACCCCACCCCTCAGCTCCCCGCCCTGAGCCCCTGCCCTAGAAGAGAGAACCCGCCGTGTCCAAGCCCAACCGCAAGGTCGTCCGCCTCCAGCAGATGCGCGCCCAGCGCCAGGCCGCCGCGAAGGTCCAGTTCGTCGACATCGTCTTCGACAACGAACAAGGCCTCGAGGAGACCTGCACCTTCCCCGTCCAGGACGACTGGCCGCTGGAAGTCATCGAGGAAGTCGAGGAGAAGGGCGGCAACGCCAACCTCAACGTCCTGCGCGAACTCGCCACTCCCAAGGAGGCGTTCGACAGGCTGGTGAAGGTCGCCAAGCTCACCGTCGGTGAACTCAAGGACCTCATCAGCGAGATGGACGGCGAGGCGGGCACCAGCCAGGGGGAAGGCTCTGGCTCCTCGCCCTCCTCCGAGAGCACGCCGGAGCCGTCCGAGCCGACCTCCAGCGCTACTACCCCGGCCGCCGCCTAGAGGAGTTCTGGGCCATGTCCTGGGGTGAAGGAACCATGAACTGGGCCGAGCTCCGCGACCTGGTCACCAACCTGCCCGAGGACTCCGCCACGAAGGCCGCCTACGCGGGCGACAGGGACGGCCACCGGTGGAAGCAGGACACCTACCTGCAAGCCACCACGGTCAACCTGCTGCAGCTCATCGCGGCCACCCTGTGGAAGGCCCACCTCAAGGGCGACCCGCCGGAGATGACACCGGTCCAGCCGCCCAAGCTCGCCGCGGACGAGGAACGCGACCAGCTCGCCGAAGCACGCACGGCCCGCAACCGGGCGCTGCTGGACAGCCTGCGCCCGCAGCAGGACCCGGCCGTCACCGCGGCGAAACAGGCAGAGATCGAGCAGTGGCTGGCCAGGATCCGCGAACTAGAGCAGGCCAAGGCCGCACAGCCGCAACCGCAGTCGTAGAAGAGGGGAGGGCAGCATGGCCGAAGCCACCGTCGTCGGCTCCACCCGGGTCAGTCTGATCCCGGACATGAGCCAGTTCGGCGACCGGCTCCGTATCGAGCTGCCCTCCGCGATCCGCGAACCCGCCAAAGCCGCCGGCGATCTCGCCGGGGACACGATCCGTACCGCCATCCTCAAGAAGCTCGCCAAGCCGATCGGCGTGAAGGTCACCGCGTCCCTGGACGATGCGGCCGCCAAGACGTCCCTGCGTGCCCTCACCCAGGACCGCACGGTCAAGGTGGTCGCCGACCTCGACGACAAGGCCGCCAAGACGGGCCTGGACCGGCTCACTGTGGGCCGCAAGGTCACCATCACCGCCGAAGTCGACGACACCGCCGCGAAGTCGAAGCTGGGGGCGCTGTCCGGGCAGCACACCGTCGACATCCTCCCGAAGATCCAGCAGGCCGCCTACCGGCAAGCCGAACAGCAGATCGCCCGCCTGGTCCAGGACCGCGTCGTCAACATCCGCGCCAGCGTGGACACCCGCGTGGCGGCGAACGAGATCCGCAACTTGATCCAGCGGCGGGTAGTCCGGATCGGCGCGGACGTCGACACCCGCGTCGCTGCCGCCGACCTCGCCAACCTCACCCAGCGGCGCACCGTCCGTATCAACGCCGACGTCGACACCGCGGCCGCGGCCACCCGGCTGGCAGCGCTGACCCGGGACCGCTCCGTCAACGTCCGTATCCGCACCCTCGGCCTGGGCGCCCTCACCGGATCCCTGGGGTCCCTCGGCTCCTCCGGCTCGAGCAGCAGTGGCGGCATCGCCTCCCTGGCCGCGACGGTGCTGAAGTTCACCACGCTCGCAGCGACCGCCCTGCCCACCATCGCCTCCCTCGCCCAGGCCCTGGCGCAGATGGGCCCCCTCGCGGCCACGGCCGCACCCGCGGTCGCCGCGCTCGGCGGCGCGTTCGCCGCGTTCAAGGTCGGCACCATGGGCGTCGGGGACGCCATCAAGGCCGCCTTCAACCCGGTCGCCTCCGAGGCCACCAAGGCGGCCACGGCCACCCGGCAGGTGGAGAACGCGCAGCGCTCCCTCACCCGCGCCCAGCAGTCCCTCAAGGACGCCCAGGTCCAGGCCGCCGACCGGGTCAAGCAGGCCAACCAGCAAGTCGCCACTGCCGAACGCGACCTCACCGCCGCACAGCGCGATGCACGCCAGGCCCAGCAGGACCTCAACGCGGCCCGCCACCAGGCCGTCCGTGACCTGCAGGACATGAACAACCAGCTCAAGGACTCCCGCCTCGACGAGGAAGGCGCCACCCTCGCCGTCCAGCAGGCCGAGGAAGACCTCGCCCGCACCCGCTCCGACCCGACCGCCACCCAGCTGCAGATCCAGCAGGCCGAACTCGCCAAGGAGCGGGCGGTGCAGTCCCTGGACGAGCAGCGCCTGGCCACCAATCGGCTCGAGAAGGACACCGCGGCCGCGAACAAGGCCGGCGTCGAGGGCAGCAAGACGGTTCTGCAGGCCAAGCAGCAGGTGTCCAACGCGGATCAGCAGGTCGCCGACCGGCAGCGTGCCCTCGTTCAGGCGCAGGCCGATGTGGTCAAGGCGCAGGTGGAGGGGCAGCGGCAGATCGCCGACGCCCAGCAGGCCGTTGCCGATGCCGCCCGCAGTGTGGCCGATGCTCAGCAGAAGGCCACCACGCAGGTCTCCGCTCTGGATACGGCGCTGTCGAAGCTGTCGCCGAACGCGCGGGCGTTCGTCGGCCAGTTGCAGGCGATGGCCCCGGCGTGGCGGGACATGAAGCTCGACGTGCAGGACCGTCTGTTCTCCGGTGTCGCCACCCGGCTCGGCACGGTGGGTGCCCAGGTTCTGCCGACGGTGCGCCGCGGCCTGATCGGCGCCGCCGGCGAGCTCAACCTCATGGGCAAGAACGCGCTGACCGCCGTATCGAACCTGCAGAAGACCGGGCAGCTCAAGCAGATCTTCGACGGCGTGACGACATCCCTGGGGAACGTGTCCCGCATCCCCGGCCAGATGGTCACCGGGTTCGCCCAGCTCAGCATCGCCGCGCAGCCCGCGTTCGACCGCATCACCGCCGGCGCCGCAAGCGTCGTCGACAAGGTGATGGGCAAGCTCGCGGCCGGCATGAAGGACGGCAGCCTCACCGACGCCATCAACACCGCCCTCGATGTCGCCCTCCAGTTCGGCCAGGTCCTGGGGGACATCGGCGGCATCCTCGCCGGGGTCTTCAAGGCGGCATCCGCGGCGGGCGGAGACTTCTTCGGGACGATCGGCGCCGCCCTCGCGGAGATCCGCCGCATCATCGAACTCCCCGAAGTCCAGGCAGCCCTCACCCAGATCTTCAAAGCCCTCAACGCAGTCGCGACGCTCATCGCGGGCACCCTCGGGTCGGTCATCCAGGCAGTGCTGCCGCTGCTGGCCGTGCTCGCCCCCATCGTCAAGGAACTCGCCGAGAAGTTCGGGCCCGTCATTGCGCAGGTTCTGGGCGCGCTCGGCAAAGCCCTCATGCCGGTCATCGACGCGCTGCTGCCCGTCCTCCTCAACGTCGGCGGCATCCTGGTCGGTCTGGTCACCGGCCTGATGCCGCTCCTGCAGCCCCTCGGCAACCTGATCGGGGCGATCGTCACCGCCCTCGCCCCCGTGGTCTCAGCCCTGGGGGCACAGTTGGTGCCGGTCGTTGCCTCGCTGGCGCAGGGCCTGGCCCCGGTGATCGGATCCCTGGTCCCGGCCGTGCAGAGCCTGGGCCAGTTCATCGGCCAACTCGCGCCGCTGTTCCCGCAGATCCTGCTGGCCATGATGCCGCTGCTGCCGCCCCTGGCCCAGCTGACGGTGTCCCTGCTGACGCTGGCCCTGCAGGTCATCACCCCGCTGATGCCGCTGATCGTGATGCTGGCGGGCCTGCTCACCAAATCCCTCGCCACGGCGATCGGCACGCTGGTCCCGGTCATCGTCACCGTCATCGGCTGGATCAAGGGTTTCGTCGATGCGGTCACCGCGGCCGTGAAGTGGATCGTCGACAAGTTCAAAGCCCTGTTCGACATCCTCCTCGGGCATTCGATCATCCCGGACATTGTGCTCGGCGCGATCTCCTGGTTCTCCCGCCTGTGGAAGCGCCTCGGTGAGATCGTCGGCGCACTCAAGGACGGCATCGTCAAACGCTTCGGGCAGGTCAAGGACACCTCCAGCAAGATCTGGAGTGGGTTCTGGGGCAACGTCACCTCGACGGCGTCCAACTCCTGGAAGGACATGCGGCGCGGCTGGGACACCTTCGCGGACTCCCTGACCGCCTCCTTCAAGCTCGTCGTCAAGGGTCTCGGGAAGATCTGGGGCGGCCTCGCCGACTACGTCAAGACGCCCATCAAGTTCTGGATCGACACCGTCTACAACAAGGGCGTCACCAAAGTCTGGAACGCCACCGCGGGCAAAATCCCCGGCATCCCGGACCTGAAGCCCATCGGCCTGCCCAAGGGCTTCGCCCGCGGCGGCATCAACACCGGCCGGGCCCGGGGCGGCGTCCTGCCCGGCTGGTCGACCTGGCGCGACGGAGACGACCAGCTGGTGCCGATGCGGCGCGGCGAGGGCGTCTACGTGTCCGAGGTGATGCGCGACCCCTATGAGCGCCAGCGCCTGTACGCGCTGAACGCGGCCGCGATGCGCGGCCAGCACCCCTCCACCGTGCGCGCCCAGTACGGGTTCGCCGGCGGCGGCATCTTCGGCGACATCGGCTCCGCCATCGGCAGCGCCGGATCATCCATTGCCAGCGGTGTGGGCGGGGTCCTGAAGAAGGGCACCGACGCCGTCCGCGGCACCCTCGGCGACCTGGCCGCCAAGGCGTTCAAGCCCATCAAGAAGGGCATCACCGGCGCCCTGGGCTCCAACGTGAACACCTACCCGGGGATGATCGGCGCCGCACCGCTGTACATGATCGACAAGGCGATCGACTACATCCGCGGCAAGGACATCCCCGACGCGTCCGGGCAGTGGATCAAACCGGTCAACGTGCCCTACGGCACCCGGTTCGGCGTGAAGGGCTCCATGTGGAGCAGCGGCCGTCACACCGGCCTGGACTTCCCCGCCCCCGTCGGCCGGAAAGTCGTCGCCGTCGACAACGGCACCGTCAAGTCCGCCACCAACGGCGGCCCCTACGGCAAGCACGTCATGGTCAACCACGGCGGCGGCCTGCAGTCCCTGTACGCGCACATGTCGGCGATCGCCGCGAAGGTCGGCGACGGCATCCAGCAGGGCGGCCGGATCGGCAGTGTGGGCGCGACCGGCAACGTCACCGGACCCCACCTGCACCTCGAGGCCCGCCTCAACGGCAAGTCGATCGACCCCATGCCCTACCTCACCGGCGGCGGCACGGGAGACGGCGGCTCCGGCGTGCAGCGCTGGAAGGGCGTCGTCACCCAGGCCCTGGGACAGGTCCACCAGTCCCTCGGCCTCGTCAACACCACCCTCAGGCGGATGAACCAGGAGTCCGGCGGCAACCCCAAAGCGGTCAACCGCACCGACTCCAACTGGAAAGCCGGCCACCCGAGCGTCGGGCTGATGCAGGTCATCGAGGGGACGTTCAAGGCGTACGCCGGGAAGTACCGCAAGACCGGCCCGTTCATGTACGGCGTCAGCGTCGACCCACTCGCCAACATCTACGCCTCCATGAAGTACGCCCTGGCCAACTACGGCAGCCTCGCCGCCGCATACAACCGGCCCGGCGGCTACGCCCGCGGCGGTATCCTCGGCGGCGGCATCCGCATCGGGCGCGGCCTGCCCCGCGGCTACGCCACCGGCGGCGTCATCAAGGTCGGCGGCAAACGCATCGACACCGGACCCCTTGCCGCATCCGTGGGCTCTGATTTCCTCAAGCAGCTCACCGGCACCGCCGCGCAGATCGACGCCGCGATGTCGAAGGTGGCCACCGCCGTCAAGAACGCCTTCAAGGGCGTCAAGACGACCCTCGATGACCGGCTGCTGGCCAGCATCAAAAAGTCCAACGCCCACCTGGACCTGCTCGCGAAGCAGCGCGACGCCATCGCCGCGAAGATCACGCAGGCGAACACGCTGGCTGCGGACTCCACCACCCAGGCCGGCCAGTTCGCGGCCCTCACCAGTCTCCCCAACGGCGGCAACACCTTCGATGCGGGCGGCATCCTGTCCGGGCTGAATGTGCGCCTGGGGCAGATCAAGGCGTTCGGCGCGAACCTGAAGATCCTCGGGCAGCGCGGGCTGTCCAAGACGCTCCTGCAGCAGATCATCGCCGCGGGCCCGGACGGCGGCGCCTCCTACGCGCAGGCGCTGGTGGACGCCACACCGCAGCAGATGAAGGACATCAACGCCACCCAGGCGGCCATCACATCGGCGTCCAGCACGTACGGCAAGGACGCCGCGGACGCCATGTACGACGCCGGTTCCCAGTCCGGGAAGGGCTACCTGGCCGGTCTGAAGGCGCAGGAGACGGCGATCACCAAAGCGATGGCTGACCTGGCAAAGAAGATTCAGAAGACTCTCAAGGTAGAGCTGAAAATCAGCAGCCCATCGCGGATCACCAGGGCACTCGGGCGCTTCACCGGTCTGGGCTTCGCCTACGGCGTCAAGGACGCTGTTCCGCAGGCCGCTGCCGCTGCAGCCCGCATGGCCGCTGTGGTGCGCGCCTCCGCCGCCGCGACGACCTCCCGCATCGAAAGCAGCACTACGTCCGCCACCTACGGCGACCGCGTCCTCAACTACCAAGCCACGGTGCGGGAGCAGGCCTCCCGGGCGTCCATCCTCGCCGCCCTCGCTCTCGAGGACTCGCTGCACCGGCCCGTCGTCGTGGGAGGCTGACCGTGCCCATCCTCGTCCCCGCAGCCGCGGTCCCGCCGCCGGTCGTCGTGCCGTGGCCCACCCGCGTCAACGAGATGCCGCAGGTGTGGTTCACCGACCCCGCCGGGCTGACCACGAAGTTCAACGACTGGGCCAACGGCTGGGTGTTGCAGCCCGGCGCCAAGGGCCTGGACATGCCCGGCTACGACTTCAGCCAGGACCAGAGCCCCGGCATCGACGGCTACGCGATCCGTCAGGTCCGCGCCCAGGGCAAGGAGATCGCCCTCCCGGTCGCGTTCTGGGCGGACGACTCCCGTACCGCCTACCTCGCCCGCCGGCGCGGACTAATCCGCTCCCTGAACCCCAAGCGGGGCGAGGGCACCCTGACCGTCACCCAGTCCGACGGGGCCGCCCGCACCATCGGCGCCCGCTACAGCGCAGGCCTCGAGGGCGATGAGTCCCTGGACGCGGCCGGCGCCCGCTGGTGCATGGGCGTCCTCACCTTCGCCTGTCCCAGCCCTTTTTGGCTCGGCCCCGAGGTGACCACCGAGTGGCGGGCCGCCGTCTCCGGCACCTTCTTCCCCGTCCTCCCGCTCGTCGTCGGCAACAGCCAGGTCCTCGGCAGCGTGACGGTCGACAACGACGGCGACGACGACGCGTTCCCCGTCTGGACCATCACCGGACCGGCCACCGCCGTCAGTCTCACCAACGTCACCACCGGCGACGTCCTCGTCCTCGCCCACACCATCACGGTCGGCGACACGATCGTCATCGACACCCGGGAACGCCAGCAGACCGCCCTGCTGAACGGGGCCACGAACCTGTGGGGCGACCTGTCCGACGCCTCCACCATGTGGGCGCTCGAGCCCGGCATCAACGACCTCACGTTGACGGTGTCCGGTTCCACCAGCAACACCCGCGTCCGCATGACCTACCAGCCCCGCTACCTGGCCGCCTGAGAGGAGGCACACCCCTATGGACGGCAGTGCACTGCGTGTGTACGTACGCGACAGCGGCCTGCACCGGCTCGGGCAGATCGCCGAGTACACGCAGCTGACCGTGATTCCCCGCTTCAATGCGGTCGGCGCCTACACCCTCGAGGTGTCCGCCGACTCCGACAAAGCCCCCCTGCTGGTGGAGGGCAATGGGCTGATCATCCGCACCGGTTCCGGGGACACGATCATGTCCGGGCCGATCCGCACCGTCGACTGGTCCCGCTCCGCGTCCGACGGCGGCTCCGGGAAACTCACCGTCGGCGGCGTCGACGACACCGCGCTGCTCGCCCAGTACACGTGCTGGCCCAGCCCGGCCGCCGTCATCGGCTCGCAGACGGCCTCTGTGTACAAGCTGACCGCCATCGCCGCGGAGACCGGCATGCGCACCCTCGTCAACGTCAACGCCGGGCCCGGGGCGCTGGCCTCCCGCAAGAACCCCCTTCTCACCCTGTCCGCGGACGGCGGGCGGGGCGGCACCATCACCCGGCAGGTAAACCAGTTCGACAACCTCCTGAACGTCCTCGCCGACATCGGCAACACCGCCGGCCTCGGCTTCAAGGTGGTGCAGATCGGGGCCAGTCTCCAGTTCCAGATCTACCAGCCGGCCATACAAAGCGCGGCCCGGTTCGCGTTCGCGCTGGGCAACCTCACCGACGCCTCCTACTCCACCACCCCGCCCACGTGCACGCGGGCCATCGTCGTCGCGGGCGGCGGCACCTCCCCGCGGGTGTGCAAAACCTACGACCGCACCGACCCGCTGTTCCCCGGCCTGGTCATCGAGCAGTTCGTCGACCAGACCGGCGTGGACACCGCCAGCGTCGACCTTGCCGCGCAGATGGACCAGGCCGGCGCCGAAGCCCTCACCAACGGCGCCGGACAGGGCAGCCTGTCCATCTCCCCGATCGACATCCCGCAGCTGCGCTACGGCCGCGACTACAGCGTCGGCGACACCGTGGCCGCCGACGTGCGCGGCGACTGGTACACGGACGTCGTCCGCGAGGTCACCCTCACCTCCACCGCAGCGGACGCCACCACCGTCAAAGCCACCCTCGGCGGCGACTCCACCGGCACCTCCACCGTCGCCCGGATCTACGCCTACATCGCCCAGGTCAAGAAGGACGTCGGGCGCCTGAAGACACGAAAGGCGGCCTGACATGGCTGAATTCTCCGCGCCGTTCGACGGCTCGCCCATCGCAACGGAACTCCAGTGGTCCCGCAACGCCCGCCAGTGGGGCTCCGACGGCGTCCACACCAACGACCCCGCCTCCACCGCGCTGAAGGTCGCCGGGTCGGGCACCACCACCGTCTCCGTCCAGCCTGGCATGGCCTTCGTCAACGGCTTCTACTACCACCTCGACGCGGTCAAGAACCTGAACGTGCCCGCCAATGCGGGCGGCACGGCCCGCGTCGACCTGGTGGTGCTGCGCGCAGACCAGGCCGCCAACGCCGTCAACGCCTTCTACAAGACAGGCGGCGCCACACCCCCGCCGCTCACCCAGGCCGAAGACGGCGTGTGGGAGATCCCCCTCGCCCAGTGCACGGTCGCCGCCGCCTCCACCACGGTCACCGCGGCGAACGTTGCGGACCGCCGCTACCTCACCGGCCGCAGCGTCCTGCCGTCCATCGCCGGGGCCCGCCCGCCGAGCCTGAAGAACCAACTGCTCGTCGAGGACGGCAGCCTGTACGTCGGCGACGGGGCGACATGGCGGTGGATCGCCTCCCAGGGCGTCAGCGACTCCACCTACACGCCCGTGTGGACGGCCGGCGACTCCACCATCAACTGGGGCTCCGGCAGCCAGAACATCGGCCGCTACCAGGTCTCCAACAAGCGTGTCGATCTGACCATCCATCTGGTGCCCAGCGGTAACCCGCCCGCCTACGACTCGCCGATCGAGGTGTCCCTGCCGCCGGGGCTGCCCGCGACCAGCGCGGTGCGGTCGCTTTTCAAGTGGAACTACACCTCGGACAACGGTGAAGGGTCAGCGATCGGTGTCGCGATGGTCTTCCCGACCGAATCCCTGTCCAAGATCGCGCGGCTGCGTTACTCGATGACGCAGGGCACTTCGTCCACGGTCGTCCCCAACTCGTTCTCGATGTTCACCAATCAGCCGTTCAACATCCGCACCAACGATGTCCTCACCATCGACGGCTCCTACTGGCTCGCCTGAGCCTGAAAGAAGGAAACACAATGGCCAGGCACCCTTTCGGAGGCTCCCCCTCCGATTACGCCATGGAGAAGGTCGGCAACCAGCTCCTGCTGCGGCCCACCGCCGTCGGCACCGTCTGGGACGCCCTGACCGACGGCACCCAGCTCACCGACCTCACCGACCTGACCGGCAACCCCATCACCACCGTCACCGCCGACAGCGACGGCGCCGTCGCCTTCTTCGGCCCCGACGGAGTCACCAGCCTGTACGTCGACTTCGGATACGGGCGCCGCTACGCCATGGCCACGATCGACACCGGCGCCGTCCTGGCCGGCTTCATGGCCCAGGGCGGCACCCCGGGCGGCTGGGCCCAGCTGGACGGCTCCGGCCACATCGACCCCACCCAGATTCCCGCCCAGCTCGACTGGCTCAACGTCCGCACCTACGGGGCGGTCGGGGACGGGACCCACGACGACACCGCCGCCATTCAGGCAGCCATCGACGCCTGCCCCGAGGGCGGCGTCGTCTACCTCCCGGCCGGCGTGTACAAGACGACCGCCACCCTGGACCTCCTCAGCGGCGTCACCCTGCAGGGAACCCACTCCAACCTGATGATCGGGCCGGGGATGACGACGGCGGACTCCGCCTGCTACATCCAGCCCGCCACCCCCTTCACCGGCACCAGCGTCCTGAAGATCATCGGCGACGATGACGGCACCCACCCGGCCCTGTCCTCCGAGCAGCGGCTGCACAACCTGATGCTGGACGGCTCCCAGCTCACCGGCACCTCCATCGACGGCATCTTCGCCAAGGGCAACGTGCAGAACGTCCGCATGCGGGACGTGACGATCCGGCAGATGCCCAACAACGGCATCGTCACCGCCTCCAACACCGCGGGGAAGTACCCGTTCTCCTGGCGCCTGTACCAGGTGATGATCGACGGCTGCCACGCCAACGGCTTCCTGTTCTCCCTGATGACGGACCTGACCGCGGTCGACTGCCAGGCCATCGGATGCTGGGCGCACGGCTGGGTCCTGTCGAACCTGCCCAACTCGCATCTGACGAACTGCCGGGCCGAATGGTGCGGGAACTACGGCTACTACGTCACCGGATCGTGGGGCACCGGCGCCGGCTCCGGGGGAGCGGTGTTCACCGGCTGCTCCACCGACCGCAACGGCTGGGACGGCGTCCGCATCGACGCCACCGGCAACGGGCCGCTGCAGTTCACCGGGCTGATGACCCGCCGCGACGGCCGCAACGGCGGCGCGGGCGGAGGGAACTACGCGGGCGTGCGGGTCGCGGCCGCGACCATGCCGGTGCTGATGTCGAACGTCACCTGCTTCCCCGGCGTCGACGACGACGGCACCCAGACCAACAGCCCGCAGTACGGCATCTCCGTCACCGGCTCCTCCACTCGTGTCCAGGTCGCCGACGCCTACCTGCACGCCGCGACGAAGGGCCTCAACGACGACACCACCAGCACCGTCATCCTCGGCAACAACATCACCTACGCCACCGGCCTGACCAGCGCGCCGGTGCGCACCCCGCAGGCCGGTGGCCTGGACTGGCTCAACGCCAAGGCGTACGGGGCGCGGGCCAATGGCACCACCGACGACACCACCGCCCTGCAGGCCGCCCTGAATGCGTGCCCGTCCGGCGGCACCGTCTACCTGCCCGCGGGCACCTACGCCACCACCGCACCCCTGACGGTGCCGCCCGGCGTCACCTTGCGCGGTGCTCACGGCGACCACTTCGACAACCTCACCGGCTGGACGCAGACTGCCGCCCGCATCAAGCCGCTCGCCACGTTCTCCGGCGTCGCCGCGATCCTCATCCTCGATGCCCCGCTCGGCGGGTACGCCGCCAAGAGCTGCGAGCAGCGCCTGTACGACCTGACCCTGGACGGCACCGCGCTGCCCGGCGGGAACGCGGTCGACGGCATCCAGGCGCAGGGCACGATCCGCGGGATGGTCTTCGAACACCTGTCGATCAAGAAGTTCGGCGGGCATGGGATCTTCTTCACCTACAACTCCGGTGCCCCCGCCGGGCTGCCGCAGTCCCCGTACTCCAACCGGCTGCGCCGCATCGTCGCCTCCGACTGCGGCGGCAACACCTTCTCCTTCAACAACATGACTGACTCGACGCTCATGGACGTCGAATCGATCGGCTCCGCCGGGTACGGCTTCTTCCTGTCCGGCTGCGGGAACAGCACCCTGCTCGCCTGCCGGGCCGAATGGAACCTGCGCGGCTTTCACATCGTGCCCGGCAACGCCCAGCTGTCCCTGATGGGCTGCTCCACCGACCGCAACACACAGAACGGCATCCTCGTCACCGGCGGCAGTGCGGGCGCCACCGTCGTCATCACCAACGCCCGCCTGAACCGCGACGGCCGCAACGGGGGAAGCGGCGGCGGGAACTACGCCGGCCTCAACGTCGACACCACGCCCGCCTTCGTCAGTGCAACCGACGTGAGTGTCCTGACCGGCATCGACGACGACAGCACCGGCACCCGCAGCCCGCAGTACGGAGTGTCCGTCACCGGAAGCACCTACGTCGCCGTGCACAGCGGCATCCTCAACGGCAACACGGCCGGCTGGCGTGACGCAGGCGGCAACACCCGCCTGCAGCGCGGCCTCAACGTCCGCGAAATCGTCGGCGACCCCGCAGCCCCCACCAGCACCCTCGACGGCGGCGGCACCCTCGACGGCATCACCGGCAGCCTGTCCGTGGTCGGCCGCGCCCTCGGCGTGCCCCGCCCCGCCGACCACGCCCTGACCGCCTGGACCCAGGACCCCGCGACGATCGGCAACGGCTCCGCGGGCGTGAGCGGCACCGTGTACCTGGCCGCCGTGTACGTCCCGAAGTACGCCACGCTGACCAAGCTCATGTGGGGCATCAACACGGCCGGCTCCGGCGCCACGGCCGGACAGAACTTCGTCGGCCTCTACAGCGCGGCCGGAACACGGCTCGCCTCCGTCGGCGTGGACGCGCGCGTGACGGGCACCGGCCCGTTCACGGAGACCATCAACGTGGACGTCACGCCCGGCCTGTACTGGGTGGCGTTCCTCCTGGTGGCATCGACGATGCCGCAGATCTACCGCGGCGGCACCCTGTCCGGCGGCCTGCACGGCGCGAACACCTCCGGTGCGACTGCCCGCTTCGCGACGAACGGCACCGGGCAGACCAGCCTCCCCGCGACCATCACACCCGCGTCGAACGCGTTGACCAACCTCACGTTCTGGGGAGCGGTCGGCTGATGCCCCTTATCGTCGGCGCCGGCACCCCGGGTGTGATCACCACGGTGGTGTCGGCCGCACCCGGCTGGAAGGTCGACGCCTACGCACCCCGCGGCACCGACATCTCCAGCGTGCCCACGCCGTCGCACGTGGTGGCGTGGGCGCTTATCGCCACCGAACTCGCCCCGGGCGGGGCTGTGGTGGAGCCGGTGTTCGTGGCGGGGGGACGGACGTGGACACCGGATCAGTTCCGGGCCGCCTACGGAGCGGCCATCGAACTCAAGATCGCACCGCTATGAGGCGAGGGACCGACGCGGCGTGCACGTCAGACAGGAAGCACGGCCTCCACGGCGGTGCTTCCCTCGAGCCGCTCGACCGCGGTCTTCAGGGCGTGCCCGTCGGGACGGTTCCACCAATCCCCGTGACGGACGATCGTGGCACCGGCCAGGCCGCGCAGGACATGCGGACCGGACGCG